CATGTATCATACGCTTGTTTGTTTTTAAACTTAATTATCATTTTCATAAATTGTTTATAGATCAAATAAATGATTCTCGAAGATATTGTATATAGCTTTATCCTCCTCGTTAGCTAAGCGTATCTTTATCTTCATCTGAAATGAGTGAGTGGTATGACACATCTTATTATCATATACCCAACCATCACTACTAATAAAATAAGTAGGCTTCCAGTCAGCTACCTCTCGGAGATAATTCGCGGTGATCGCTTTCTGTTGCTTGTTATCTAGACTTACGCTTACATCCTGTGTTGTTTGTATCATCATACCTTTGTAATTATATTAATGTTCCTTTTATATTGCAATAGGAAAGATTACCAAGCGTCATAGACGCTGCACTGTGGAGTTGCTAACATCTCAGCTTTTTTCCGCTCTGCCTCACAAATAGCTTCCCGTTCAAACTGATCAGCCATTTCCATATCCTCAATAAAGTCTCTCATCTCACTATCAGTAAGGTTATGCTTACGTGCATATACTTTATCATCACCAGTGAGAACAATCTTAATCTTCATACACTTATTATATCAGTGTTCCTCCTTATCATCAGCAATCTCTTTTAGAGATTCTCCGTGTAGAGGGCAGGTTGTACTATATACAAACACTCCCTCCATTCCCATATAACCTTTACCGTACTCATTATCCATAACAGGACACGTACAGCCGAGATCTTGAGCCTCTTCCGAACCTGGAAAAGGTATAGCTTCTTCTTTCTCTATGTCCATAATCTATGATGATGTTTAATAATAGTCCTCATACAGTCCTTATCCTTCTTAAGTTTTATAGCTTCAAGTCTGCCTACCTCTTTATAACACGCTGTTTGCTCAGGCGAAACGGTTATCTCATAATGCCCATCAACGGTTTCACTCTTGCTGAATAGTGTCTCAAGTGGCTCCCGTGGTGGGTATGCAGCATCTATCTGCTCATCTATATCACTACGACCAGTCTTAATCCAGTTATAGGCCTTCATTAGCTCTTTGTCAACCTTCATCTGCTCATCAGCATAGGATTGACTTACAAACTTAAGCTTAACTTCTTCAGCCCAATCATAACCAATGTCGTGTACCCAGTTAACTTTGCGTTCAACCTCTACATGATGCTCAAGGCACTTAAATAACATCCGCGGAATAAGCTCAACCTTATCACAATATGTATCAGGTATAACATTAGTCAACCATTCCTGCTTTGGATTGAAGAAGCATTTGACCTTATATTGTAGGTCCCACCAATAGTGTTTATTGAATAGTAATTTTAGTTTCATATCTATGGTCTCTTCCATATTTTTTGTTGAGTGTCTAAATTTGAGCTCCAATTCATACACCACTTATATATTGGGTATCCTATATATGATAGTATATTAACTCTCAATAAAGTCAAGCTAGTAACATGCCCAATATAATATAAGGTGTATGCTAGAAATGTTTTCATCCGTTTGGAGTCAGTCTTTCAAACTCTTCTGGAGTACATCCTGAAATAATATACTCCCTATCATCTGCTGATAGGTGTGGAAACGCTTCCTGAATATAGATCTCTCCACGACCATACGCTCTGAGCTTATCCGCATCTACCATTAATGTTTTAGTACGCTGCACACCAGTCATCGTAGACACTCTTACAAAATCAACTTCAATCATAATAATATTATAAGGATGTTCCTTTTAAGATCCATACACTTCTGCAAGACCTTCATGAAGTAGTAATGTGTTTATATTCTCAAACATACCATCTTGTTTTAAAAATACAGTAGCTAACCACCTACCATATTTACCGGACTTATCTTTATATGATGTAATGATGATTTCTTTATCTAGAATTAGTTCACGTAAGCGATCACGTGCTACCAAACCATCCGGTCTCTCCTCTCCACGAATCTCGGGAGTGTTAATTCCAAGCAACCTGACTTTTTGATTCTTCTTCCAGTTGTTAAAACCTAAGTCAATGTCAATTGTAATAGAGTCACCATCATAGACACCTGTTACAATCGCCCGGTAATTAAAAAGCTGGTTATCCATTATAGTCCCAGCCTCTCTTTAAATTCTTTATACTTAATAGGTGTAGTAGTTACTACATCAACATCTTCTAAAAAATTATCTAGACTATGCTCCTTATGATCAGCAAAAGTAATCCACTCAGTAGCAGGCTTCTTGGCGAAGATTTTATCATGGTTATTTGCATACAATGTTGTCGGTGGTTTTGTTTTAATAACATTGCCGGTGATGTCGTTTGTTGCTGTATTGCCTCTTATTCTCATATTGTTATTTACTCTCTGTTGTTAAAATGTACACGTCCATATACATCGGTTTATTATATGCATGCCGCCATAATTCCTTTTGTGTTTTTACAAACACATCAAAGACATATGCTTTGCCGTTAGCTGCCTTCTTGCTCTTAACTGCGCTCCCTCTATCCTGTATAACGAACTTACCATCACCTATCTTATTTTTAAGCTCAGGAATAAAGACCTGTGTACCAAACTTAAAGTCAGGATGTGCAGCAACTGTAATACCCTCCTTTGCTCTAGGTGTCTTTGGACATGCTACCTTATCACCCCACTTGTCTTGACCGACGCTGTAGTATGTTATACGTGCATTATATTTCTTTGCATTTAGACTGTCTACAAATAAAGAGTTCTGAGATAGGTTTTGTGTGCTACATGATACACAAAGCAGTATTGTTAAGGCTAGTTTAAGTTTCATTGTTACCATAATTTATATACTACTCCCATTCCGAATATGTTTACAATCATATAATATGAGGTCAATATCATCGGCCAGGCTAGCTTGCGTCTATAGTATCCGTACGTTGCCGCTGTACAGCTTATAAAGAAGCCTGGATATATATGCCTCATGTCCGGTGATTCAGCTGTCACAGCTAACATTAAGCTAGCTATAACTGCAAACACAAGACTGATTAGCTCACATACAAATGCAGTACGATCAGTCTCATAGCTATGCAAGCAAAACCTCTTTATGCGTCTTCGTATATTCATTCTAGTTTAATCACCCATCTTTGCAGCAAAGTCCATTATCTCATAATGGAAGTCCTTCTCAGATAGCTCCTTACTTACATTGATGTGGCGAACAGGGGCCGCATCACCGCTTCTATAGACGATGATACGAGCTGTTGCTTCCTCAAATACAAATTCAAATCTTCCAATTTTATCTTTATACATTATAGTTATTTATTAGAACTAACCCGCAATTGTGAGGAGATTAAGAGCCTGGCGTGATAAAGTATTTGCAGAGAAAGTACGAATGAGCTTCTCTGGCGACTGCTTACCACTATGAGTCTCAAACTCAGTAATAGCATTGAATGCATCCCAACGACTCTCACCAACATTACCACGACCGCCTTCGTAGAGCTCTACAAGCTTCTCACGCTTGTTCTGACGGCGTGTTGATTCTTCCTTCTCAATCGGGATAAGCTTCTGAGTAAACTGAACCATCTGATCACGGTTGAACTTCTCATTCTTAAGCTTCTCAACAATCTGAGTAAAGTTCTTAGTAGTAGAAATAGCACTTACGATATTGTTAATCATACCATCTACATGCGTATCGAATGATGCAGAGTGACGAGCACGATCACTAGCTTCCTCATTTTGAGCAATCAAGTGGAAAGCATTATCACAAGCAATTCGAACAGAGCTTGGAATCATCTTATTACTACCCATACCTGTATTATCAATAACAGTATAGATATATGGATCAATCTTATCACCACCTACATCAAGCGTGTCACGGTACTTCGATTGAATAACGACCTTACGACCACCTTTAGAGGTAGTGTAACCAATGTGATCAATATCACCAACCTTATCAGATGCTTCTGAAATGATATCAATCATCTCGTTCATCTGAATAGGGCGATACTTATCCTTAACCATTCCTAAATGCTGATTTGTATCAGAACGTTGGAGTGAATAAACACCATCAATGCACCTTCTATTACCATCGAATACTTGTACTTTTTCGACTTCGAATTGCGGTACCTCATTGAGGCTTTTAATTTCGGTTATGAATCCCATATTATTATTTTCTACTGTTTATTGTTGTTGTTTGTTGTCTTATTAATTATAAGGTAGTTCCTTTTGAAGGCGCTCACTTAAAACGTTAGGCTCTTTTTTTGTATACTCTTATTATATAGTAGTTCCTAAGTTGTTCTTCTTAAAAACTACCTTAGACTGCTCAAGTGCTTTGTATGTATGTAGTACTGAAGTAGTTAGCTTCTCAAACTTACGTGCATCCTTTTCCTCTGCAGAATTATAGTACTCTTTATACGTACTGTATGCACAAGCCATACTAAACTTAAAGAAATTGTGCTGTAGAATATGTCTAATCTCATGGAGAATTGTGCTAATAGAATATCTAATGTCACCAGAGCAGTCTAGGTATATCTTAAAGTTACGTGACCTATTCTCAAGCCACACATACGAAGTCTCTTTAATACGGCTCTTATGAATCGTAATATTATAGTTAAAGCTCTGCCCTAAGTTTGCAGTTAGTACTTTGTCTATTACCCATTCTAATGTATCATAGTTGATACCTGTTAACTTCTTAACTCCAGTTGACGGTAGTAATGTTATCATCCAATCTTTCTAATAGTAGGTTCGTACGCGCCTTGCTGTAGTAACTTATCTATAGCCGCTTGCGCCTCATCAATAGTATCGATACGTTCCTTTAGAAAGTGAAGCATTCCATCCTTTGAGTCTCTATACTCAATGAGAAATGTTCCGAATTCAACAGGCTTCTTAGGAAAACTTTTTCCTTTTGTACTTTTCGATTTCATTGTCCTTATTATTATATCAGTGTTCCTAATTATAGTAGCTCTTTTCTATATGGCAACTAAATATAATTAATCAATATGTTTGAAGAGGCAATACTAAATAATAATCCAGAGCAAATTGCTAAGCTTTGGGGACCAGCCGGCAAGGCGCATGATAGTCCTGATACTGGAATTGAGGTCTTAAAGAAGTCAGCTTACTATGTTATTAGGGACTGCGCTAAAGTAGCAAGATTGTACCTACCTATACATGTTTGGGAGTTATATGATGACCCTGTCACAAGTTTAAAGGGTAAGTTTACTAAAGTGGATGTAGAGGATTTTTTAAATCGCTCGAACAGTGAGCCAGAAACCAAAGCGTTAAAGAAAGTTATTCTAGCAGATATAAAGATAAAGCATATTTATGCCGAACCATCACCAGCACCTGCTCAAGCCAGTAGTATGTCGTTCGAGGAGAGTAGTGACAGTGATGACTTGTATGGTTACTACGAAGGGTATGACGATGATGAGGAAGTAAAGGCACCTGTAACACCTACAGCGGAGATTTTATCTGATGATGGTCTTATAAGAAAGTACCTACTCTAGCCCTCTATACTAGAAAAGTTACCCTTCTTGATCTGTGTTGTGTTCATCTTCTCTAACAGCTCAGGATTCTGAGCTATTGTCATAGCAGTGATTCTATTCTTAATCATTGTAGTAGAGCGCTCATGTGACCTTGTTGTATAAACTACCTTTGGTGGTAGATCGTCACCTGTAAAGGGCATGCTAATATAATCCTCACCGAGTATTCTAATATCTGGCTTAAAGAATTGTATCAAGTCTATCAGTTCTTCTTCAGTCTGATACATATAGATCTCATCAATATACTTCACAGCCATTAAGTTCTTATACCTCTCATAATACGGCACGATTGGTTTATACTTTGTGTTTCTAGTTGCAGATGGATCCTGTTGTAAGAACACAATAAACCTATCACAATGCCTTTTCGCTTCCTCAAACGTAACTGTGTATCCGTAATGTAAAATGTCAAAATTACCTGCCGTAAATCCTACAATAGGTCTGTCAGGGTTCGCAGCCTTAAGCTCTCTATACTCTAGACTATAGTCACAGTTATGTTGCATTACTCAATCTCCTTTAGTTTAATCTTCTTCCTACCAAACTTACGCTCAGCTCCATCTACTGCAAGTATCCAACCTGTCTTTGTAGTTGTATACTGCCAATCATTACTGAGACCAAAACGATCCCCATGTAGATGAATACCTAATGCACCCCACATGGTCAATGCTTCGATAATTACTTCTTTTTCGCTATCACAAATTAGCCATTTCTTTTTTTTATTTTGCATTCCAGTATAGTGCTTGAAGAAGAGCCTTTTGTTCAGTTAGAGGCTCAAAACCATATTTATTCTTAAGCTTAGTAATGTCAAGTGTACAATTACTTCTTCCACACTTTGTTCCTAGCTCTTCAAACTCAACCACTTCCCAGTTTTCATTAACCATACCATTCACCTTCATAATCTCTGTAACTTCAAGAGTAGAAAGAGGTTCTGGGTTAACAAAGTTAATAATTTCATTATCATTATGACCTTCTGAGATGTATTTGTTAATAAACTTAGTAAGATCATTCATGTATGTCTTTGAGTTTTTACCCGGGTCAATTAGCTTATCATATCTAAGAAGCTTTGCAACAATAGACCTATCAGTATTATCATCATCAAATGGCATTCTGATTCTGATAGTCAGCCCATAATCACTACTCGCTAATTCATAAGCATGCTTCGACTTTGAGTAGAATGACGACTCGTTACTAAACACTCCATAGTTTGCTGGGTCTTTTTCAGTCCATGCTTTTTCATAACCCGAGTAAACACAACCAGAGGAGATGTGAATGTAAGGAATATTATGCACCCTACAAGCGTTGTTGACCATTGCAGGAGCTGTTACATTTAACTTCCAGCAATCCTCTTTATTATCTTCACATCCATCTACGTTAGGTCTGCCTGTGTAGCCAGAACAATTAACTACGTAATCAGGCTTATACTCAAATAGATACGTCTCGAGAATATCAGAGTCGGTATAGTTTAGAGAGGCTTTTGAGACAATCTCTACATCATGATCCTTCTTAAGTCTATTATACAAATACCCTCCAGTATAGCCGTAGCCTAAAATTAAAACTTTTTTCATATATATATATATTATTTTAATATATGAATTATTAAAATCAACTACTTATGTGGATCTATTGTTTCTAGTCTTGTATAGTAATCGGATACCTCAGCAATGTGCTGCTTTGCAATTACTTCAGCGGTTGCTTTGTCGGTTGTATGCTCCATCTCAACTTTAATACCTTTAGCTAACTCCTCAGGATTATAGTCAATAGTGTCATCTACTGATCTTAAAATACCTTCACAAAGGTTATCAAACTCATTCATACTTTTATTTATTCCTCTTCTAATGATAAGAGCTGATCTTTAATATCGTCAGGTGTTATTTTACCTTCGTCAACGACTAGCTCTATTTGATCAACGAATCCATTGACGAGATAGTCAACCTGTTCATCCTCAACCATATCGAGAGAATCTCTCAACTCATAAAGAGATTCATAGAGTTCATCTAGCTTCGTTTCAAATTTTTTGATTAGTTTTCCAACCTTCATCTCAAGCTATTTAGTCAGTCGTTTGTAGTTTTCTAATACTTTTTCTACATCACTCTTAAGATAATTGCAGTGATAGGCCTTAAATCTATCACCACTCAGATAAAATATAACTAACTTTCTACAACGCTTACCTGTGAGCTGCTCGTAAAAGTAAGCGTACATGGATAACTGTAAAGCGTATATATTATTCTCACAATTATGTAAATGATCAACTGGTTCTAATAACCTCTCTCCAAACGGAGAGCTAAATCTAAACTTCTTATTAGTCTTAAAGTCTCCTAAAGTAAATTCATCTTTACTATGCTCATAAATTAGATCAGCAGTGCCTGCTACTTTATACTCTTCGTTATATAGTAGCTTCTCACAGTAAACTTTACTGAACCTATCGATATAATACTCTACACTTTTATCATACGACTTATACAGCCAACCGTAATCATTTTTGATATCACCATACGAAATATAATCTTCTAGCAGCTTATGTATCTTAGTACCTTTATCGCAAGCCTTATTCTTTTCCGCCTCCCACATCTCAAGTACTATATCTTTTGAAACACCCTCTCTTTTAGCAACCCGCTCTGCATGATAGTTACTATCGAAGGGTTTTTTATATTTACCTAGTAAGGTAGTAACAGATATTAACTTATCTAGAGTTTTATGTGTGTAAGTATGTGATTCTTCATCAAACTTAACAGGAATATTCGAAGTCATATCACTATTATATGTTAAAATTTATCTTTATCAACTAAATAATAGTATGGCGAAAAAGATTTCTGAACTACCTGGTAGTAATTTTTATACCGGAGACGAAACAATAGTAATGGTACAAGATGGTACTACTAAAGCCGGCTCTTTAGATCTACTCGCTAATTATTTATCTGGTGCGTTATTAGCTGATAGTGAATTAGCTGAACTATCAGGTGACTGGGAGTCAACATACACAACCGTAAGCGCTAATAGTGCTGATTGGTTTGGTGTAGATTATGATGATACATGGCTTATATCTCCAAGTGCTAACTGGGAGTCAACATACACAACCGTAAGCGCTAATAGTGCTGATTGGTTTGGGGTAGATTATGATGATACATGGCTTATAACGCCTAGTGCTAACTGGGAGTCAACATACACAACCGTAAGCGCTAATAGTGCTGATTGGTTTAATGATAGTATAGGTGGCACTATACAGGGTTCCGGAGTTATTTGGGTCGAAGATGATTCATTACTAGGAAATACTCTTAATATAAGAGCTACAGACGAGGGTCAGGTTGCTGGATTGAGTCGTGGTGAAGGTAGTGTAGATCTACAAACTAGTAGAGAGACAGAAACACAAGTAGCAAGCGGATCTAATTCTGTTATTGCTGGTGGTAATAGTAATCTGGCAAACGGTGCTCAAGATGCAATAGGTGGGGGATATAATAACGCTACGTTCGACCCTATGGGATTTAATAATGTTATAGGCGGCGGCAGCAATAGTTATATTATAGGCTATACTAATAGTATAGGTGGTGGTGATAGTAATAGTATTATAGGATATGCTAACACTATCCCCGGTGGTACTAATAATAGTATACGAGCTAATAAATCCTTTGCTGTTGGTTCAACCGCTAGCGCATCGCACGATGGTGTCTTCATCTTTAGTGATAGTACTACCACAACTGCCTTCTCATCAGTACAAGCTAACTCGATAAACTTTAAAGCTCTAGGCGGTCTTAGACTAGTAGATGGTAACGAAGCAGTTGGAAAAGTCCTAACATGTACAGATGCAGACGGTACTGGGCATTGGAACTTACCAGAAGGGGTCATAGGTTATGATGATACGCTTTTACAATCAACTAGCGCTACATGGGATTCAACATATAGTACGGTAAGTGCTAATAGTGCATCTTGGGATAATACTCAACAGACAATAGTAACCTCAAATAGTGCACTAGATTTAGATGTAGGCTTAGGTGAAAGCGCATTAACAACACTAACAAGTCACGTAACATCATTCACTATATCCAACGCGGTACCAGGAGAATCTGGTATGGTTATAGTATCTTCTGATGGCGGTGGGTGGACCTTTCCAGCCGATGTATATCCATCACTTGTTATGGCTGGTGATCTTGCTGATATAGCAACATTAACAAATAGCATCTCAAGTAGAATAACAATAGGCTGGTATTATGATGGCGAATTTAATTACCTCTATGTAAGTAACGCAATAGCTTAATTTAATATATGAAAACATATAAACTCATTACAACAAACCCGTTAGCTTTTTATAGTAAAAGTCTAGGTGGGTTACCTATATCTTTAACTACTAACAGCCTCCCACCTACACCTGCTGGTTATAATTATGTAGAGGACTTAGTAAGGCCTGAAGAAGCACCTGCAGAAGGATTTGTTTGGTCGCGTGAGCTTACTACAGAAGCATATGGTTGGAAACAAGTAGAAGCTCCACCAGCTCATAACCCGAAATGGTATGTTCAACCAGCTTGGCGTATTCGTGCTATAGCAAAGGTAACACCTTACGGTGATGGTATGCTTATGGATGGTATTAATACAATAGTTGAGAGCTTATCTAGTGATCCTGTACAAAAGGCTGTAGCAGAAGAAGTATTCTACGGTGGTAATACTCTAGAGAGAGATTCAGCACTGCTCGTTGGTATGGCAGCCGGTCTTGGATTAGATGACACAGCACTTGATACTATCTTCCAGCAGGCTGCATCTATTGAGGTATAAATATTAGTAGTCTTTTGATCGACTTAGACTAAATATAATTACATATGATCAAACTGTTTAGCGAAGAGGTTAATCCGACCTTTACTAACTCAGTTCATAACATCCTAACAGTTGAAAGCTATGAAGAGGTTTTCTTCGATGTGTTTGAATTTGAGATAAACGGTACAAAGTATATTGCAGAAAAAGATTCTACCTTTAAGGGTAGTCCTGTAATATCTATACCAGTAGTAGAGGATGGCGTTAGTAGAAGTATCTCCTTTATTTTAACTGAAGGAGACAGATTCGAAGTATTATACAATAAGGACGTAGCTTCCTGTATTGAGGGTAATGTAGTAGAGGAGTCTGTAATTGAAGAAGAGTTACATAGTCTTCAACCGCTCATTGAGGAGGAAGAGGCAATTATTGATATAGAGGGTCAGTATAAAGAGGACATATTTGAGGAGATTGAAAACACAAGAAAGCTAGCTGGTGAGTATGCAGAAAGAATAAAGCTTCAAAAGATAGAAGAAGCTAATGATACTATAGAGGAGAAGCAGCTAGCTATTAAACAGTTTTTAGATATAGCAAAGGACGACTTATTAGACGAATTTAATAGTGCCCTTATTAATAGCAGGTCTGATCAGGAGGTACATAACGAGCAACAATATAGTCAGTTAGAAAAATACCTAACAGCTAGAATTGAAAGCAATTTTAATGTTTTCTTCGAAAACAATAACGAGCGTATTAAGGAATTAACTGCTTCTCTCAGCGATAGAGTTAATCAGATTACTGATAAGTTGGTTGAGGAAAAGATTAATCCTGCCTTATATGATATAATTGGTAGTAGTAAAGATAAGCTGTTTTCTATTACAGAGGATATTAACAATACGTTAAGCGAAACTGAGCAGCGAGTAGTTGAACAGGTTAAGTTAGAGCTTAGCGAGAGTAAATCATATATCGATAGTTTAGAGAATACTATTACATCACAAAATGTAGAGCTAAACGATCTGATTAAAAAAGGAGTAGATAAGGCTCTTGGTAGGGTTGGTAATATTAAAACATCTGTATTACAATTAGAAAAAGAGATTAAAGATAAAGTTACAACGACATCTAGAGATGTGACTTTATTAGAAGAGAGGGTATTAGAGGAACTACAGAGTATAGATTCTAATATACGTAGCTATTACGATGATAAGATTGATAAGGTCTCCAATCAAATGGAAGAACTTACTACCGAACAGAGACATTACTTTACTAATGTAATAGAGGAGAGTAAGGATAAGCTACTTAATCAAATAGATACAAATACTAACTCTACAATTATAGCAGAGAGCTTAAATCCGCAAAAAGGTACTAAAGCTTTTAACAAGAGCGTTAAAAAGTTAAAAACAGAACTTCAACAAGATATATCTGAGAGGTTCACTAATGAGATATCTTCCCTTAAAAGACTTATTGAGATGTCAAGTGGTGGTGGTAGTGTGGCTACACAATTTGCTCTCGGTGGTACAATGGATGGTAATTTGCAAGTCAATGGTGTTATAACATCAAACTGTGGCGATAGTGACGAATGGTGTAGTACATATAATACTGTTCAGAGTTTAAGTAGCCAGTGGGACGGTGGTGATGGATTAATATACGATGATAGTTGGCTGTATCCGTTAACCGGTAACTGGGAGTCTACTTATACTACTGTAAGTGCTAATAGTGCTTCATGGGGTAGTGCTGGCGCTGGTGATTTTTGTAATACAACGGTTCTTTTAAATGAAGTCAGTGCTTGTGGTGGTACTACGTCAGTTGATGGTTTACTATCAGCAAGTAATATGGTTACGACTGCACTAACTGCTGATATAATACACTTTAATACTGACCCTGAAACATCAGTAGCTGGTAATCTGAGTTGGAATGTAGATGAGTCTACATTAGACTTGAGCCTAGATAATAATGTGGTCTTACAGGTTGGTGAAGAGCAGGTTATTAATGTTAAAGCATCTGAAGCAATTCTGAACGGTCAAGTTGTTTATGCATCTGGAGCTGTAGGTGGGGGTAGTGGTAAGATAGAGGTCTCATTATATAGCGCTAGTTCAGCTGAGGGTGTAGTACACGGGGCAGCTGACGAGTTGTTTTTTGTTGGAGTCGCAACACAAGATTTTGCTCAGAATGGATTTGGTTATATTACTACCTTTGGTAAAGTAAGAGATGTTGTAGTTGAGAATGGTCAGTCGATAGTTACAGATATTGTTGGTGTAGAAAATATTGATAAGCCTGGATTTGAGGATGAGGATCCTGATTGGGAACAAGGAACTGTTCTATATATAAGCACAGAGGCTGGTAAGTTAACGAACAACCCACCACTATCACCAAACAAAATTATTCCTACAGCTATGGTTATAGGTGTAGAGGGTAATAAAAGAACATTATTTATAAGACAAGAACACGGTTACCACATTGATGAATTACACGATGTTAGGATTACCAATCCACAGGAGGGTGATATTTTGGTGTTTAACGCTGCGTTAAGCTCATGGGATAATACGGATTATAAAGAGATTATTCACGATTATCTTGTACCGCAGACCTTAATAGATCAAGCGACAGTAACTTACGATGCCAGTTCGGGTATAAATGCCTTACTTACTCTTACAGCGGATCGAACACTGAGCACAATAACGAACGCCCCGTCGGGAAGTAGTGGTACTTTAACAGTCATTCAAGATGCAGTCGGAGGTCATTTATTGACACTTGACGCAGGTTATAATACAGCAGCGGGTGATGTTGCAGCAACGGTTGATATGGGTCCCAACGAGCTAGCTCAACTATCTTGGTTTACTCATGATAGTGTAAACTTCTATATATGGTCAACAGTTTAATATGAGTGGTATTGATACAGCCCCAGGTCAGCATAGTGGAGGAGATACGCGGTTTAGGTCGGAGTGGCTTGTACCTTCAGATAACTACACTATAAGCATTCCTGTAGCAGGTGGTGGATTCGACTGTGATATTGACTGGTGAAATGGATCCAACAACATAACTATTGCAATTAATTCGTTAGAGTTTTTTATAAAGTTTTGGTTTTTATTTTCGACTGTTTATAGTAATTGTGACTAAATAACTGTATATGGCTTTAAATTTTCCAGCAAACCCATCAGTAGGTCAAGTTTATAATACGGGATTAAAAACATGGAAGTGGTCTGGCAATTCATGGACTACTTTAGGTGTAGGTGAAGGTACTGTTATTGCGACTTCTGAAACTCCTCCTCTAAATCCGAGTATTGGTGATCTTTGGTTCAATGATAATACTGCTGTATTGTCAGTTTTCTATGGTGATGGTAATACTGATCAGTGGGTAACAGTATCAACTAGTTCGAATGCTGAGGGTGGAGGAGCTAATGTTGTATCTCAAGAAACTGCACCAGCAGATCCAAGTGCAGGTGATCTTTGGTTTAATACTAATACAGCTGTATTGTATATATATTACGCAGATAATACTACGCTGCAATGGGTAACGGTTACACCATCTATCGCATCTATAGGTAGTGGTGCCAGTGTAACAACTTCCGAGACTGTACCATCTACCCCATCAGACGGTGATTTGTGGTTTAATACTGGTGACGGTAATTTGTATGTTTATTACGTTGAAGTCGGTGGCTCGAGCCAATGGGTATCAACAGTTGCAACTGCTGCGGATGCATCCGCTGTATCATACACTCCGGCTGGTACTGGCGCGCAAGTAACCACAGTCCGAGCCAAGCTACGTGAGCGTATTACGCCAGCAGACTTTGGTGCAGTGGGTGACGGAACTACGGACGACACAGCAGCAATACAAGCAGCCATTGATCACGCCGAGTCACTGTGTGATACTGAATTTTCTGATGTTGGTGCTGGATACGTCCAAGTAGACTTGGGTGGATTACTTTACAGGGTGACATCAACACTTACCATCAACCGCAAGATCAAGTTCGGCAACGGTAACTTAATTGTTACTACTGACTTTCCTGTTGGTGACGGCACAGACTCATGTGTTATCTATGTCTCCAGCTTCGCTACTGAACGCTTAATCATTCACGACCTCGACATCGACTGCGGATTAGATGTCTCTGACAGCAGCAAGAGATCAAATGGTATCTACGCTACTCAGTGTCAGCGATGCTTGTTCACCAACATCAACATGATCCACATGAGGGAGTTCGGTCTCTACATTGTGAGCGTTCAAGGTGGTAGGTTTGAAAACATGATCCTTAACGAGTGGACAAATGCAGATACAAATGCAGTTCCAACCAATAATGGTATTGAGGATTATACCTACAGGACATCAACTTGTTTAAGTGTTGATACTAACGACTGCTTATTCTCAAACATTAATTGTTCACATGGTTTGTATCCGATGAAGAGTGATAAAGGATCTGCTAATCTTTGGCACAACTGCCATTTTGTAACTGCACCTACCGAGGGCGTGGGTCATGTATGTGTCTGGTTAAAGACGGACACAGTGGCAGGCACTTACGCAGTAGGCAATATGTTTACAGGTTGCTACTTCGATAATGGTGAAGTGTTAATTGAGAACGGTTTCAAGAACTCATTTACTGGATGCAAGTTCGTTGATAGCTCAGTTCAGCAGGGGTTACCATCGACTAGTGTTGATACTGCTATCCGCTTCAAAGCAACAGAGGCAGGCAAGACTGTTGAGGGTGTTGTAGTTGTCGGGTGCATCTTTGAAAATGTATCACCACAGTTTACCAAGACAGCAGAAGGTGTTGGCTCATGGACTGGTGTAGATAGTATTGCGGTTACCGGTAGTCTACGAGATGGGGGTGAGCTACCAGACAACTACCAGATTACAGAAGGTTTATATTGGGATGGTGATAAACTGGTTGTATCTCCTAATACAAACGACTACGCCATAGAAATTGCCAATAGATTAACAACCTACTCCGCTCACGATGATAGATCAACTGGATTTACAGCGTCGCGATGGGGTACAGGTACCGACCCTGTAATGTTTGTTGGTGCTAAGTCCAGAGGCACAACTATTGGCACGTTCGGTGATGACTACTTAGTTGAAGGTGATAGTAAGTAACCATTCGGAGGTGTTGCAGATAGAGGTAATGACTTCGGAAACAATGCAGCATCCAACTCTGGTGGATATATTCAGTTTGAAGCTGATGGTGATCATGCATCCTTTGATACACCATTCCGTATGGTTACTTACCTCACGCCAGATGGTAGTGCGGCAAACGCTAGTGAAGTTGCGCGTGTACGTAATAATGGGCAGCAAGAGATCACACTGGTAATGGACACTGAAGTTAACCTTCTAGACGCTACAGCAGATATTAATACCACACGTAAGCGTCAAGGACTTATGGTGTTTGATACTACTAACAACAGGATCATGGTTGCAGCTGGAGCGTCAGCAACCGATGTTTGGTATATCGCAGACGGATCATCATCTGTAACACCAGTATAGTATTATAAAATCTATCGTAATAATTCTGAACGGGTAGCATAAATATATGTATGGCTAAGTTAGATTTCCCAGTACCAACTACAGTTGGTGAAATACATACACAAAACGATAAGAGTTGGAGGTGGACAGGAGTTTCATGGGAAAGTGCAGGTGATGGTGGTGATACTATTGTCGCGACTTCATCAGCTGACTGGAACTCAGCGTATACAACAGTTCAGAGTGCTAGCGGTGATTGGACGGTAAAGGATCTAGGTACATTTAACAATGATAGTAGTGCTGAAGCAGCTATGACTTACGATGGCTTCTATACATGGTGTAAAACTTTGGATGGAAACCCAGCATGCAGTATGCTGTCATGTAAGAGAGATACTGTAATATTTCATGTATCACAATTTTCTCATGGAGAGACATTTATTGTTGGTGATCAGCCTGGTGATCATTTTACTAGTATTAAGACTGCAATTCAATATGTGCAATATCTTAAGATGAGAGATGGTGCAGTAATTTATATTCAAATTAGGCCTGGTGAATATGAATTTAGTAGTCCTTTAGATATTTCGCACGATAATGGAGACAATATATTTATCAGACCTTTTGATGGTTCACCGAGTGTTACATATCCTAAAAGTACAGATTTTACTGGTGTGTCAGCAGATGATCTAGACATGCTTAAAGGTAAATATTCAGTTAAGTTTAAGTTTACTAGTCCTTCTAACCAAATTAATGCATTTAATGTACCATTTGGTACAGCCAGAATAGAGGATATTTTGATCTATAAAGACACAGAATCAATTACTAGAGCTGTTAATGTAATCGATCAAGGTAAATTTTACAGCGTAGGTTGTAGCTTTTTTGGCTTTGGAAACGGTATTCAAGCAATTAATGGTAGTTATTTACGTATATTTGATACCAGTGTTTCATATATAACTGAAGATGCCGTCGACGGGTCAGGTGGATTTGGTATAAAAGTGAATTCAACATCACAATTACTAGGAAGGCGTAATACAATTTATAAGTGTGATAATCATGGTCTTCAAGTAGCTACAAATAGTATGGGAACATGGTATGAATCCGTCATAGAAGAGTGTGGTAAAGGACCTCTTGCAACACTGAGTGAAGCAATAAGTATAACCGATCATGGTACTCTGTTATCACCTAGAGCAGGTACCTTATCTGGTAATATAATTAAAAACTGTGACGCTGGTATTTTTCTCTCACAATCTAGTGTAGCAAGAATAGGTGATTTAACTTGTATAGATAGTGACAGGTGGAATATTAGATCATATGCTGATAGTAATTTATACTTATTTGATCCTATTTCACTTAGTGGGTCAGGTGTTGGTTTTGAAGATATAGAGGTTGAGGATGGTGGAGCTGTTAGTTTTACTAATGATGTAAATAATATTTTAGGATCAACAACCTATAGTTCTCCACTAAATGTTATTGATACTGATGGATCAATTATTAAAGATAACAGTCAACCTATTCAAAGTATTGAAAATTGGGATAGCACATATACAACTGTAAGTGCTAATAGTGCTAGTTGGGGAATTACATCATCAAACCTACCTAGCAATACTTCAGGCATTGCTAATATAGGTGAGCAGGGATCATATACCCTACCAGGGGGCTTAATTATAAAGTATGGAACTGTAAATGTGAATTCAAGTTCAGTAAATGTTACTCTTTCTGGCGCGTTCCCCAATGCTATAGTAGGTGTTAACTGTACTGCACAAGATGGAACTTATAGTAGTGCTGCTGAATTATGCGGTATAGCAAATTTATCGTTGTCAGCATTTTCTATTATTGGATATCAAGGTACATCTGGTGCAGGTGTTGGGAGGGTTTTTTGGCAAGCAACAGGTTATTAAACCTTAAATGCATACACTAATGTAAGTATCATCCCTACAATTATGGCTGATAATTTCTATATAAAAGAGATTAAAATACTATCTACGTAGTATAAATATATGTATGGCTATCAATTTTCCAAGTTCACCAACACCAGGATATATATATACACAAAATAACAGGAGCTGGAGATATGATAGTACCAGCGGTACCTGGAATAGTGTATCTCTGTCTAACGTAGATATTGATGCAGCTTCTATAGCTTATACACCTGATGGTGTTGGAGCGGTTGATACTACATTACAAGACAAATTACGTACGGTTATTAGTGTATTAGATTTTGGAGCTGCTGGTGACGGAGTACAAGACGATCAAGCAGAGATACAAGCCGCAATCACCCATGCTGGTACTCTAGACACAGACCCAGCTGTATATTTTGATGACCGGCCAATTGAAGTTAATCTAGACGGTAAAACGTACGCTGTCGGCTCAACACTCAATATAAATAAAAAACTTAGATTTACTAATGGTAGATTATTAGCCTTACCTGGTTTTACAGGTGACTTTATACTAACACTTACCACCGGTGCTGAAGAGAGTGAAGTTATAGATATTAATTTTGACGGTGGTATTACGGAAGACGTTGTAGGTACACCAGGATCATTTACACGTCATGCTAACCTTGTACATATTTTATGTAATCGTGTTACCGTAACGAATTGTAGAGGTATCCACTTTCCCCTTTACGGTCTCAGGATTGGTGACGAATTATCACCAGCACCACAGGCCAATAAGGGTTGTGTTATAAAGAAGTGTGATTTTACAGAATGGCTGTTTACTGAGCAGGGTAGAGAGTATAGTAGTTTACGAACAGCCCGATCCTTTTCAATGGAAGGCTTTCAGAATAAGTTAATTGACTGTAAAGGTGATACGGCTCTATATCCACTATATATTAACGGAGCAGAGCATGTCGTATCTAATTGCACATTTGGCCAAGGTGGTTCGGATGATACAGCTGGAAAGGTTAATGTATATATTGAAGGTGGGAGTGATAATAACCTAAACGGTTGTACGTTTGTAGGTGGTAATGTTACTCTTAACGATGACCAGTTATATGACCCGGTTGAGTCACTAACTATTAATAGCTGTCTGTTTAAAAACTATACTGACGTGACTGCAGATCCTGCTAATAATTTTATTGAGATTAATACCAATCAACCAGACTATAATTGCGGTGGTCTTATTGTTTCTTCAAATAGATTTAACGGACGACGATCTGAAATTATAGAGTTTCTAGTAAGCGGTGCTGGTAGTTATGTTTCGGATGTAGAAAAGAAAATTCAATGGATTGGTAATACATCTGGAGAAGGCAATCTCGCTTGGATGGATGCTAAGTTTAATGATAGTTACCAAATTTTAAACGGTGTTGCGACGGGAACGGCTCTACAGTTTAATAGCCAGCCAACACTATCCGCTACCGAGATCATCGATGATATTGCTAACAACGCTAGTGTTACTTCTTTAGCTACATCACAAAGCATTGAAGATTACGTCGAGGGTTATGTTGGTGCAAAAACAATAATCGATGTTCGTGACTATGGTACTATAGGTGATGGTGCTACTGATGATCGCGCTGCTATTCAAGCCGCTATTGACGCTGCTAGTAGTTTAATTGTAGATGATAATGAGTCTGGTAAGGTACTTGGCGCAAGTAAAGTAACGGTTGACCTTGCGGGTGGTTATTACGCAATTAAGCCAGAGATTGGTATTGGTGGAGGACTTAATATATCGAAATCAATACGATTTCAGAACGGAACTTTAAAAGCTATCGAATCTGTAGATGCTACATGGAACAATGCCGTACTAATTTTAAATGCCGCTACTGACGGTGCAGTTGTTGACAGCGTTCACATTGACGGAGGACTGTCTGCTGACTTAGCAGATGGTTTAACTTGTGGCATACTCTCACGAGGTTATGGAAATACAATTATTAATTGCAAGATACATCATTTTGGTGAGAATGCAGGCGGTGAGAACTATGGTATAAAACTTTGGACTGGTAATTATCAAGTAGTCTCTAACTGTATAGTTTCAAAATGGGGAATAGGGGAAGCTAGTTATGAACTAGATACATCCCGTACTGGTAATTGCATTCAAATAGAAGGTAATTCAGATTACAATAATATAACAAACTGTCTTTTACGGGAGGGAGGATTTACTGCTAATATTTATAGCGGATCTATTGACAACGTATTTACAGGGTGTAACTTTTTAAGTCAGGGTATTACTAACCCCGGATCTGGAGAAGGTTATGTTAGAGTAGGAAATGTACGGACAACATTTATCGGTTGTATCTTCACTGGTACTACTGTTACTATTGCAGATACTAAATATCAAAACACCTTTACAGCCTGTACTTGGAATCAAGTACAAAACAGTGATGCTATTGATGTTGAAAACGCTTCCGGTGTTGATGTAACAGTCAAGGGACTCACTGTTACCAGTTGCTTTTTTGACTCTGACTTTGAAACTACCGGTAGCTATATTAACTTTACTGGTATCGGTACATACGCTGATGATATTGATAAAGAGATTCAATGGTTTGGAAATGTTAATGAGTTAGGTACAGAGGTATGGTATGATGCTAAGTTTGGCGCTAGAGTTCAAATATCTGGTGGTGATATTACGTGTGATACTATTAATGGAGCAGTAGTTGGTACTGCGTCGATTAAGTTTGCTCAGTATTCAAACGCGTCTGGAACAATTGCCAATGATAGCGTTATACCAATCACAGAGGAGATTGATCCGGATGGTATCGGTACAGTGAGTGGTGGGGTTGTGACACTAGGTGCGGGTACATACCAAATAACTCACAGTGGTGAGTATAAGGAAGATGATAATGATAGTACGGATTTCTTCAACGTTATAACAAGACACAATGGTGTTGACAAAGCAATTTTTATTATCAACGAAACAGATGAACAAACTCAATCTACAAATAGTTCCTTTTTGTCAAGATCAACAACATTTCTAATAACCAGTACATCATCACAGACTGTTAATATATTTGCAGATGAACAAGCCACCGGATTTGGCGCTAATGCTACCTTAGAATACCGTAACGTGAGGCTGTACATTCTCAAGCTGGCATAATATAAAATATCAGCATACACTACCGCTATGGTATATGTAGATAATTTCTATATAAAAGAGATTAAAATACTATCTACATAGTATAAATATAGGTATGGCAGCAATTAATTTTCCAGACAACCCGCAACCAGGTGAACAGTTTGTAACAGGCTCAAAGACGTGGCGGTGGAACGATGTCAAACAAGCATGGGAAGCTGTAAAAGGTGGTACAGAAATAATTCCAGGTCAAGATACACCACCGAACAATCCTCGTATCGGTGACTTGTGGTTTGATACTAGTACAGGTGTATTGTTTTACTATCTTAATGATGAAGATAATACACAACAGTGGGTTGATGTATCTGCAGGTAGTGGTGACTTTGAAACTTTAACAACCCTTAACTCAAGCAGTGCTAACTGGACTAGTACGTTTACAACTGTAACTGCTAATAGCGCTGATTGGGATGCACATACAGATCCATATGATGATACACCTGTAACTACTCTACAAGCGGCTAGTGCAGAGTGGGATGATACATCAAGCGTAGTTCAATCAAATAGTGCTACTAACTGGGATAATACAGCTAATACTCTAGAGTCAGTCACAGACAACGGATCAGCAACTCTCAACGATATTAGTGTAGGGAGAATTGTAACATTGCACCCAACAAATGTAGGTCTAAACAACAGCGCCACTGGTCAGCAATCCGCTGCGATCGGTGGTAGGGAAAACAATGCAAACGGAATTAGGTCGACCGCTTTTGGAGGTAGAAAAAACACAGTAAGCGGCACAGACAGCACCGCAGTCGGAGGCACCAATCAAAGCGTAATTGGCGTTGATTCAGAGGCTTTAGGATCAGTAAACCTTAAATTATTTTCTAAATATGCTTCTGCTGTAGGAGCAGCAAATAGCACTATAGGAACACTGAGTGGAGTTGATCCATTCCCAGAAGACCTTTACGCAAATGAGTCATTCGCAAAACATTCTATTATCTTAGGTGGTGAAAATATAGAAATCCAACACGCTCAACATGCCGCTACAGTAGGTGGAGAGGCAAATACGGTAGAAACCAATCATCACCGCTCTGTAATATTAGGAGGCACGGGCATCACTACCGATGCAGAGGATACTGCATACGTTTCCAATTTAAATATCAAGGCGGGATTCAAAATGCCAACAGGAGCAACCGATACCTACGTTCTTACTACTGATGCAAGTGGTGTTGGTACTTGGCAAGAGAATCAAACTGCAGTAATAGATTTAGGAGTGCAGGCTGATACTAACGCAGCAGAAAGTGCCATGACTACTAATGGCTTCTATACTTGGACAGAGGCTGATCCTGATGCCTATAGGCAGTTATCTTTTAAAGACTCTACCAAAATATGGCACGTTAAGGAGATTATTAATGACAATCTTACAATTACCGTAGGTGGTGTCGGTGATGATTTTGCTACTCCTGCAGATGCTAACCGTTATCTTTCACATTTTGATATTGCTCATAATATTACAGTACAAGTTCTAATTAGACCAGGTACTTATACGAATCAATTCTCTATATTTGGACATCCTCACGGTGAAAGGATTTTCTATAAGCCGTTTGATGCTGCTGCTGAGCCTAGTAGCTACCCAATTACTTCTGACTTTTCAACAGGTACCGGTGATATAGTTGCTGATGAGGCTATGTTACGGAGTAAATATCCAGTGGTAATAGAAACGAACACTATCGATCCAGGATTAAGAGCCGGTAGTGGTAAAACATTAATTTTTAAAAACTGCCTGTTTATTGGATCCGCTGGTACTGATAAAGACGGTGCATTCGCAGACGAAGGTGCTCATATTGACTGTCAGGGCTGCACGTTCTTTAGATTTAGGGACGGTATCATTGCTGAGTCTGGTTCTGATATTAGATGTCCTCAAGTAGCTGCAGCCTGGTGCACACGCGTTGGTTTCTTTGCAACTAATAGATCCCTATTAAGATCTAGTACGAATCCTGGTGCGACTATCGTGTGGTGTAATGAGGGAGTAGATATTAATAATTCATTTTGTGAGATGAGTTATATTGATTTATTTAAGATTCAAAACCATGGAATAGAGATAAGGCATCATTCATCCTTTGGTGAAAATGATTCGATTAACGTTACTGCTGACTTCTGTGGCATGAACGGTACCACTGATGCTGTAATATCTGTAAGACGTAATAGCTACGCTAAGATTTCGAATGTGAATATTACAAACAACATAACAGCTGGGGTTAGGGTTTACGGTAATGGGTATATATACATGCCTTCACCAGCGGTAATTAGTACACCATCTAATGGGACGTCTGGAGCGATAGAGATGGCTTCTTTCGGTACGATAGAGACCTCCTACGGTACACCGGCTGACTTCGCGGCGGACTTTACTCCCATACTTGTCGCCGGTAATCCGGTGACACCAACTGCAACCGGGGTTGGTAACGACTATAGCTACGATGGTGGAGTATATGGTTCAATATTAATCACCTAAGTCGCTACATAAATGTGGTAGTTTTATGGTTAATTATCTCGGCAAATATTATTGTATCTATTAAATAATGGTATGGTCCCAGGAATTCCTATTTCACAACTACCACAGATAACAAATAACACAAACCTTAGTCTTGAGTTAAACGGGTCAGAGCAGCTTGCTATAGCTCGCGATACTATTACATACAATACAGACATACAAGAGGTTGGTGATTATTACTACGTCAGTCTTGGTATAGATAATCTTGCAGCGCTCTCAGGTGGATGGCAAGACACGTTCATAACAGTATCTAATAGATCATTCTTTTGGGATAGTGTTTATAGTTCAGTAGCTGCTACATCTAGTCAATGGGATTCCGTATATAGTACAGTTAATACTCTAAGCGACTTCTGGGACGGTGATTTTTGTAATGAAACAGTATATTTAAGTACCGTTAGTGCTTGTAATGGTGCACCTATTGACATGTCTAACAGCAGTATAGGTAATATTAATTCTCTTACTGCTACCGAGATACATAGTTTATCGTCATTTACTCACTATCAAGACATACTTATATCAGAATTGAGTGGGTTTGAAGTTGGTGGTTCTGTTGAGGTAGCAGAAAAGGTTACAGTAGGATCACTGCAAAGAGGTGCAGAAGCATTAAATGTACAGGGTAACGTTCAGGTTGATGTAGGTTGGGTTGGCTTATCCGGTGTTGAAAACGGTGGATTAGGATTCCTAACTCGGGATGGAACGGCTGGTGGTATTGGACTGGCTGGTGCTTCAAACAAGCTAATTGAAAATGATGGAGACGGGGCTGATTTGTATGTTAATAGTGCTGGTGATGCTGTAACTAGAGGAAACTTATCAGTTAATACGGATCAAACAATAAGCAAAGTAACTGTTAAAGGTGGTGATATTGCGATTGATACAAATGGTAATAATAACTGGGGGTATATTGGGCAGGGACCAGCCGGTAGTGGTATTGGTTTGCGTGGTGCTGGAGCTAGCTCTCTTACTGAGTCACACCTGTATGTAGCTCAAGGTGGTAACGTTGGAATAGGTACTGAAACACCTAGTAACAAACTCTTTATAAAGGGTGGTACTATTAAAATAACTGATGATCCTGGAACCTCTGCTGTATCCATCAGAGACGTTGGAACAATTGAATTAGCTAAAGATGGTGGTGGAGCATTAATAGATTTTAAGGCTGCTCTAGGTACAGATTTTGACTCACGTATAGTGAGTAATGCTAACAATAACCTTGACTTCTTTACCGGTGGTGATGGTAATACGCAACGGTCACTTCGCATAACTCCAGATGGTGATGCGATAGTTACTGGTGTATTATCTGCTAGTTGTGGTAATAGTGAAGAGTGGTGTGACACAACAACAGTAGTACAAACGTCAAGTGCTGTATGGGAAAAGTCCACAAGTGTAAATGTTTCAGCGACTGCACCAGCTCAAGAAGATTTAACTAACGGTGACCTATGGTTCGATTCAACTAACGGTGACTTATTCATGTACTATGTTGACGAGGATGAAAGCTCAAGTCAGTGGGTAGATATTAACGCCCTAGGAGGCGCAGGAAGTGTCTACTGTGATACAACATTATTCCTAAATCAGGTTAGTGCTTGTAATGGTGAAATGTTCATTGAAGGTACTGTTAATGTTGATGGTCACGTAGACTCAAATGCATCTATCAGTACTAGAGGCACTGGAACATCAACAAGACTTCTTCCAGATGGTAGGATAGAACTTAGAAAAGATGGTGGTACACCAGTCATTGATTTTAAAAGCTCAGCTAATAATTATGATACACGCATTAAGTCTACTACAACTGGTAAATTAGCCTTCGATGTTGGAGGTGATGGTAGCATTATTAGTAATGCTCTTGTAATTTCTAGTAATGGTAATATTGGTATAGGTGAGCTCAATCCACAGAATAAGCTACAGATACAAGATGGTGATATTGCCTTACTTGGTGCTACTATAGGTGGTGCTGGATTTATTACACAAGATGGTACAATAGGTGGTATTGGTATATGTGGTAATAGTAGTAGACTAATTAAAAGTGGTGGAGTTGGTGCAGATTTATATGTTACTGATGGTGGTGTTACTTATACAAGAGGTAGCTTAACTGTAGGCGGTAATATTATTGGTACTGGTAATATGAGCCTTTCAGGTGGATCTACTCCAGCGTCAGGATTTAACCTTAATTCAAATGTTGGTGGTTTAGAAATAATCGACGCCCAAGGCACTGATAATCCATATATTGACTTTAAAACTTCACGTAGTGAGGGACATGATACACGAATCATACAGAAAGATAACGGCTTAGCCTTCGTTACTGGTGGTGATCCTGTAGCAACTCAGAGGATGATAATATCAGATAGTGGTGAAGTTGGTATTAATGTACTAGACCCACTAGAACAGCTACACGTTAAAGGTAATATAATGGTTGGTGAAAAGGTTGCCGATGCGACTGGACTACTACCTAATCATAACTACATTCGTTTCGCTGGTACGTATGCTGATACTGGCGCATTTATAGGTGAACGTAGATATGATGGTACAGTACAGAAAAGTGAATTAATCATATTCAACGGTAATGATAACGGTATTTTGGCTCCCTCCACCGGCCCTGACCGGGTTCGGATAGCATCAGGTGAATTTAGATTTGATACTATTGGTGATTCTGGTATCACCGACGGCATGACTCCGGATGAGGTCTTAACTAATGGTATTTTCACTAATAGATTTATTATTGATGCTGACGGTCGTGTTGGTATTGGTAACGAGACCCCTCAGTCCAATGGTATATTGACTACGGAGGGTAACATATATGTTGCATCTACAATTGCTGGTGGTGATGGCGGCTTTATAACAGCTAACGGTACTGGTTCACCCGGTGGCTTTGAAAATAAGGGTATAGGATTAGTTGGTAATCAAAACCGGTTAGCTGATAATGGTGGTGTTGGAGCAGACTTCTATGTCACTGATACCGGTAAGTCAGTTGTTAGAAATGCGCTAGTATTAAAGGGTAATGCTCAACCGATAACTCCGGACGAAGGTACTATATACTTTGACAATGTTACTAAGGAATTTAGAGGCTGGGACGGAACTACTTGGGTGTTGTTGGGTTAATTTACATTAGACACATAAATATAAACATATGAACATTCTTAAATTCACAGATCTTGGAGTAATTAGTGAGCCTAATCAGCAATCCCTAATACCTATAGTAGAGGATAACACAAACTACGTTACACCGGTAAGTGGTATTACAGAGTATATTATTAACAGCATAGAGCCTGTTATCATAGATCCTAACTGGACATATACTTATACAACAGTTGAATCTAATAGTGCTAACTGGGAGACAACTTATCAAAGAGTTGATGGTGCGCAAACATTTTGGGATATTGCTTATGATAAAGTTAGTAGCTTGAGTGGAGTATGGGCAACTCAATACGATGATTCACCTATAGCGGCTGTAAGTGGTAACTGGAATGATACATATCAGAGAGTACAAGACGATAGCGATACATGGGATAGTACATATACTACAGTTAAGAGTAATAGCGCAGACTGGTTTACAGATGTTCAGGCTATTAAGAATGAGATTTTAGGTGGTCTGTATCCAATCGGTGCTGTATACATGACTGTGAATAACAATAATCCAGGTTCCTTCTTAGGTATTGGAACTTGGCAAAAGACATCACAAGGTAGATTTTTAGTTGGTCAAGGTAACAGGGGTGATCAAGGTGACCCTACATTTAACGCAGGTAACGGCAACAGAGGTGCATACAAACACACTTTAACACAACAAGAAATGCCTGTACATAGACACGGATTTTCTGGTGCTAATGGTAATTACGACGGACAAAGCCCGTCTCCCTTTGAATTAACAAAAGATGATCCTGAACAAACACATAATCCAGGATCCACCTACAATACAGGTATTAGAGGTATATTGGATGCAGGTGGTAGCAAATCCCACAATAACGTCCCACCGGAGTATGGTGTATATGTATGGATGAGAGTTAGTTAATAATACGATCCGTAAATATCGGTATCATTAACATCCATATCAAATATATCCTTTGACTTAACGTCTATATCTCCTGGATACGACTTAGCTTCAGAAACATCATCCGTAGCAATATCTGTATCAGTTACTCCATTAAACAGATTATCGTGAACTTGTTCGTTCTCACATTCTGTAGGCGCACCTGGCTCAAACGAGCTCTCGTATCTCTTAGCTCTTAACCTCCATACATAATGACCAAGAGCTGGGTTAAGCCCTCCAGCAATATCTTGATCCATTCTCTCAGTTACTTCAAATATTTTTGAGCACCTATCACCAGGTCTATCACAACCTAGCTGTACGAAGTCTATAAGATCACCAGACTTAGGTTCTAACTTATGATTTGTCTCAATGAACTTATCGATAATTTCATACTCTGTTTGACCATATAGCGCAGTCAAAGAATCCGATAATGTGTCATTTATAATAAGCTGCTCTGAGCCATTCTCAGTTACTATATCAATTGAACCATTTTCTGTCTCAAGCTCATCTGCAAATTCTAATAACGGTAGTATATCACCACGCTCTGTACGGATGAATAAGTCTCTAGCAGATAATGTATCTTCGAATGTCTTAATATGTACATACCCGGTAAAGTCATCTTGAGTATCAAAACCGAATTTTTGTAAGCTTAATCCTTCATTGCTGAGCTCTATGTACATTTTAACAGGTATTGGACCGTAAAGTACTGCAGTAGGCTCTTCCCCGTAGAGAGTGTCAGCGCTCCTAAAGTTAAACGTATGTATATAGTAGTCCACCTCAACTCCAAAATTGTTAATTAAATCATTAAAGGATTGATCAAAGACCAACTGTTCTGCGTTATAACCATCAGGACTAACTATACTACTACAGGCTGCATTAGCAACAGACATAATCTCGTCTGGTGTGCAGTTTAGTCTAGATTGATTACACTCTGCCATTTTACTTTTTAGTTAACATTCCGCACTGATTACCCTCCTCGTCTTCAAACATCTTCACCTCAACATGAGAGTTACCAAGTGATTTAGTTTTACCGGGTTGGAAGTCCATTCCATACTGTGATAGTGTATTAAGCAGAGGTTGCCCCATTAGCTTAATTTGAGCAGCTCCACCGTTAACAAGGTTGTTAATATACGGGCTTTTATGTAGGTGGTCCTTCTTCATCAGGTTCTGATGCTTCCTATCACCCCTCATCATACTCTTGCCATTATTAGGAGATGCAAGAGCAACACTATATTTGTCTCCTTGATAGTACTCCTTAAAGGTAATCATAATAGTATTTAATAAAAAACCTGTTGAATCATACGACTCAACAGGTTTTAATTTATGTTTTTATTTCAAATTAATCTACAGCACGTGTACCTGTTGAAAGGCTACCGACTTTATTACTCTTACCGTCGTTGTATGAAGTGTTGAGGTTAGATCCGCTATCAAGCTTACTATCAGCACCTTTAGCAGTAGCTGCAGCAGCGGTCTTAAGATCACCTACCTTGTTATTCTTACCGTCATCGTATTTTCCACTGTGTGTTGAACCAGTATCAATACCTTCTTCGTCTTCTTCACCAAATGCGCCTTCAGTAGCAGCTTCAGCTTCGTCACCGTCTTCGCTGTCTGACTCACCCATGGCTGCTTGAAGAACATCGCAAAGTGCTTGTGCAACGTCTTTTGAAAGTGTAACGGTGATTTCATCACCACCTTCTACTTCATCTTGTGCTTCGGTATCAATACCAAGAGCATCAAAATCTTCGGATTCCATCTCGTCAAAGTTTTCTGAAACCATGACCTTATTGTAGAGACTATCAAACTGTGATTTTTGTTTCATAAAATTATTTAAGCCATCTTGTGCGATTTTCTCTGATATTTGTGAACTTTCTTCATTTTCATCAAACTTTAGTTGTGTGGCGAAGTGATTAATAAGTGACTTTAGAATACTAACTCTTTCCTGATCACCTTGTTCACTGTATTGTGCATGAAGCTCCTTAGCTGACTGAAGCATACCAGCTGCTTTATGAGCAAACTCACCAGCACCGTGTTTAACAGCGTTAAGTACTTCTTGTTTTACACTAACATTGTTACCTTCTTCGTCTTCTTCGCTTTTCTCACCTGTACCATTGCATGGCTCACATCCTAAACCACCACACTCTTCACATTCACCGTCATCAGTACCGTCGCTCCTCTCTTCATCTTCTTCGGCAGCATCATCTTCTTTGTCTTCTTCACAGTCAACATAGTCGCATTTCTCTTTCTTACCATCTTTGTCATCATGCTTACCTTCCTCATCCTCTTCAGGCATATAACTACTAGTATACGACAACTTGTTAATATTATATAAGTTATCTTCTTTTTCCTTATCAGTAAGTTTTTCGATATCTACCTCAGCTTCTGCAAAACCACCTTCTTTAGTTGGACCTCCGGTTTGTAAAGCAGCATCACCTATCTCACTAGGACCTATCTTACCTTCCTTAATAAGATCCTTCTTCAATCCGTTCAACATACCCCCGTATACTGAACCTAAGCTATTAATATCATCTTTAGACATATATTTATTTATGTCTAGGTATAAATATTTTCAATGGGAAAAGAAAATAATATGTTCTACATGGGTAATACCAACCTTCCAAACTCGAATTGGAAGGGGGAGTGGACCAAGGACAAAATACGAGACCTTAAAAAGGCTAGTAAGAACATACTATACTTTGCTGAGAACTTCTTTCATATTATTAACCTAGATAGAGGTAAGGAAAAAATTCAGCTACACCCATGTCAAAAGCGCGCTATTAGAAAGATGCGTGATAATAGGTTCTTTGTATTATTAGCATCTAGACAGATAGGTAAGTCGACAATGATGACTATCTTCCTATTATGGCAGGCATGCTTTACGAAGGATCAGAGGATTCTATTAGTAGCGAACAAAGAGGCTACTGCTATTGAGATTTTTCAGAGGGTTAGAATGGCATATGAGGAGTTACCTAACTGGCTTAAGCCGCCTGTTAAAGAGTATGCAAAGACATCTATGACACTTGAGAATGGCAGTCGTATAGGTATTACAACTACAACTGGTACAGCTGCTCGTGGTCAATCTGTAAACTGTCTTGTAATTGACGAAATGGCTTTCATTGAACCTCACTTGGTTGAAGAGTTCTGGAAATCAGTCTTTCCTGTTATTACATCATCGAAGAAATCTAAAGTATTTGTATGTTCTACTGCAAATGGTACAGGTAACCTTTTTCATACATTATATACAGGCGCTGAAGAAGGTACTAACGGCTGGGGATATGATAAGATACTCTGGAATGAGGTACCTGGAAGAGATGAAGCATGGGCCGAGAATACAAGACAGGCTATCGGATCAGTAGATGCTTGGCGACAGGAGTTTGAGTGTGAGTGGATTGAAACTGGTGAATCAACTATTGATGCAGAGCTATTTGAGAAGATGGCGACTGAAATTTGTGATCCTAAAATCGTGCTTGATGACGGTGCGTATAAGATATGGGAAGAAGCTGATCCATCTAGATTATATGTAGCTGGTGTTGATACAGCTGAAGGAGTGGGCGCTGACTCATCATGCGTACAAATACTAGATATAACCGATCTCAGAGACATTAGACAGGTAGCATGCTATAATAATAACCAAATACCACCACTTGAGTTTACTGCTAAAGTACACTCTATATTAAAAAACTACGGATCACCGTTAGCTTTAATTGAGCGTAACAATTGCGGGGCGCAGGTTGTTGATAGACTATATAATGATTTAGGGTATGATAAGATAGTATCTTATGGTAATAAAGCAGCTAACCGTAAGAATGTTATGCAGGGTATGATTGCACATACTAATACAAAGTACAAAGGTGTATTAAATATGCGTTATTATATTAACGAGGCACGCGCCGTTACCATTAAAGATGAGCAGACATTAATGGAGCTTAAGAACTTTATTAGATATCCAAACGGTACATGGAAAGCAAGGCAGAGTAAGCATGATGATATGGTTATGTCATTGTTGTACGCTCTCTTTATATTGGAGAGGGAAATAACAGAACGCTTCTTCGAAATAGCAGAGCTTGATAGTATGGGTAAACCGTGTGTTATTGATCAGATGGATTTCGGTATTCAGTACTTCGAAGATGCTACCTCGATATATCTAGATAATGAAATAGTTGGAGGTAATAATAACGCGCTACCTCCAATGGTGTTCGGAATGGGTGAAAATCAAGCAGAGATGGATATGGATGAGTTATCTATGTTTGGTTATGAACCTTTACAATAAATAATAATATGGCTACAAATAAAAATCCGCAATCTCACCTCAATAAAAATAGGTTAGATAAATTTATACTTGTTTTTCAGCTTCCACCAGCTTTAAGAAAAGTAAATAAAAATAGTCAAAGATCCACTTATAATGTTAATGAAGATTCTTTTCAGGTATCTGTTTATGGGGTTGTTGTACCAGAACTAACAGTTCCTGCTATACAAATACCGTACGGTGGTAGTAACTTATACAACTCATCACATTCACGTGAGCCATATCCACCTGTAACTGTTGACTTTACAGTTGATAATGAATTTAACAACTATTGGACGATCTATAAGTGGTTAGATTTAATGCATGATGATAAAACTGGTTTATATGATGAGGACGATCTAGCTGAGAGAAATATAACAGATGGCGCAGTAGCCGGTCCGTTTAAATATTCAGACTATCAGACAGATATAACCTTATTTGGGTTAGATGAGTTCAATAATAAAAAGGTTGAATTTACTTATAAAAATGCATTTCCCATTACAATAGGTGGCATAAACTACAATTATAGAGAGTCAGATCAAATGGAAAGTAGTATGACGTTTGTTTATTCCCAAATACACACTAAACTGCTAAATATATAGCAACTTTTAACTGAATAGGCATAAATAATTTTATGGCTAGAAGGACAATACAATCTCCAGGAGTTGAAATCAGAGAGAGTGATTTATCACTACGGACAGTTTCACAAGGAACAACAACATATATTACAGGCTTTTCGAATCAAGGACCAACCGATGAAGTGGTTGGTGTAACTGGTATTACAGACTTTGAGCAGATTTACGGAATGCCAAGAACACCGGCTGAGAGATACTTTTACCATACGGTAAAAGCTGCTCTTAACTCTACCGGACGGGTACTAGTTAATAGACTACCTTACGGTGAAGAAGAAGGTCAGGGATTTGGATCCAAGGTAGGCGTTCTTGCGTATCCAGCAGCTATTGGTAAAAGAGATACTGCTGAGATCACAGTATTTGGACCAATTGATGGTGATGCTGAAACTAACGGCCTTTCTTCTGCTGATATTTTATATACAGACTTAACTGATGAATTTGATCAGTGGATTGATAACGGTGTAGGTCAGAATCCTCGTTACGAGTCTACTACTGCTTATCTTTCTGATTTTGATGCTACTCAAGAGACAGTTAATGACTTTAGTAGGAATGAAGCATTTTACATTGGTAAGCCTAAGCAATTCGAAATTACACAAGAGCAATACTTAAGACTCTCAAGTGGTGATTTGTTTACAGGTGGGTGGTCTAATATTGCAGGTTCATCTGAAGATTTCACTTCTCTACAAACTCTTTCAAGTGCAGCTGTTATTGTTATAAACAAGGGACAAACTATTGTGGATGGTCAATTTAATGGCTACTACATCGGCTTAGCTGATAATACAAACATTAACCCTGCTAGTAACTTTGATGCAATTAACAGTATTCAAACCACTACAAGAAGTGCAGGTGATGCTGGTAGTACTAACTTTACTACAATCCCAGATACAAGATTTGAATTCTCTCTAACAGCTACTCCAGAATTTGGTGATAATCCTGCTACTAACTCCGTCTCGCAAGTAATGGAGGACAGAATCGCTTCTTATGATATTTCTCCACGTGAGTTTGATGATACTCTCAACGTAGGAGTATTTAAAATAAGACAATCAGTATTCTCAAAGGACGCTTATGGATTGGATTACCTACTTGAAGAAGGATACAACGGTTCAATTGGTCAGTACAGGCAGAGAAATGCCGAGAATGGTGGTGCACCTGTTAACTTCTTCCTTGAGACAGAGGAAAACAGCTCACGAAACATTGATATTTTAGTTAACCCCTTCTTATCTGATAAGATTGCAGGTATTCAGCTTAATGACGATGGTACTCCTAAGAAAAAGATCCGTGTTCTTACACAGTCACTTGTTGATGCAGTTAGTTCTGGTGATGTATCGCTAGACATTGCCGGTGTAGGTACAACTGATGACCTAGCATATCTAACTAGTACGTTAGGGCTAGCAGATTCACTATTCCCGATTGGTGTATATGGTGAGACTAATCTCGCTGATAAGAAGATTGGTAAAGTTCCTGCTAAATTAGACAGAGCTCTAGAGCGTGTTAAGAACGATGAGAAGTTTAACATCGATATTATTGCTGAGGCTGGATTGGGTACCATTAACACTTACTCCGAGACTGCTGAGGCTGGTCTTAAGGAGCTAGGGTTTGATGATACAAGAACAACTCCTGCTATCGAAGCGCTAAGAACATCTAGAGACTTAGAGGCGTTAGGTAGAGATGCTAGAGACAACTACATGGCAATCTTCAATAGATTTAATACATTCTGCGGACCTACTAAGGACGGTGGAAGAGGTGATGTACTATACATTGCTGACCCAATTCGCCAAGTGATAGTATCTGGTAAGGATAGTAAGATTCTTGATGATAAGTCAAAGAACTTCTACACAGACGTATACTGGGCACTAAGACATCAGTTTGAATTAGCTAATACCTCGTATGCTACAGTGTTTGCAAACTTCATGAAGGTATACGATAGTTACTCCGGATTGTTTATCTACGTACCATCTTCTGGATTTGCTTCTGCTAAGATGGCTTCTGTAGATGCTCAAATCGGACCATGGGGTGCACCTGCTGGATTCAATCGCGGTATTATTAATGATGCGGTTGACATTGCTGTAACACCTAACCAGAGACAACGTGATGACTTATATAGCGTTAATCTTAACCCGATTGCTACATTCCAAGATAGAGGTAATGTATTCTTCGGGCAGAAGACACTGCTTAAGAAGCCAAGTGCGTTTGACAGAATTAACGTAAGAAGAACGTTCTTATATCTTGAGAAGATTACAAAGTCTACTATGAAGTTCTTCTTGTTTGAGAACAATACACTGTTTACAAGATCACGAGTTGTTAACACTCTTACACCTACGTTCGAAAGAATTAAGGTTGATGATGGTTTATACGATTACTTGATTGTATGTGATGAAAGAAACAACACTCCAGAGGTTATTGACCAAAACGAGATGGTAGTTGATATTTATCTTAAGCCAGTTAAGACAGCTGAATTTATCTTAGTCAACTTCTATGCAACAAGAACGGACGCAAACTTCCAGGAGTTAGCAGGAGGTTAATATACTTAATAACAAGAGCCGGTCCGTTGGACCGGCTTTTTTTGTGTTAAAATGTAATAAAAGCTGTTTAATGCTATAAATAATTATATGTCAAACTTCAGATCAAATCAGAACATAGAGACCTTCTACGATCGCGCTCAATCGAGAGATTTTGCTCGTGACTTTCTTTTTAGGGTACACGATATCGTATTAGCGGGTGGTGTAGGACTAGAGCCTAGTGAGTTAGTTTACGCCAAGGCTGCAAGTTTACCTGCAAGAAATATTAGTAACATTCAAACACCTTATATGGGATTGAACTTTAATATTCCAGGTAGTGTTACCTATCCAGGATCTGAGGCATTTAATCTTAAGTTTTACTTAGATGCAAATTCTGAACTAAGAAACAAAATGGAAGCTGCATCACGTATCGTCTTCGATGACTCAACATCAACCGGTCAGTATTCTACACCTACTCAAGAGCACTATATTCACTTACAGCAGCTCAATAAGAAGCTCGAGCCTATTTCCGATTACATGTTATATGGTGCTTCAATTCGTGATATTGGCGCTATTGAGTATCAAATGGCTACAGGTACTGGTACTACAGTTGAGATGGATGTAACTATGTCATATCACTTCTACAAACAGACTGGCGCTGCTCAATCCTAATATATGTCTGTTGATCCTATAGGCAGTCGGCTCGATTCACTTTCCCGGTCTTGGGATAATGATATACCGACTAAATTTTTATGGACTGTTAACTTTACAGGCCGTATGGGAGCATTAATGGAGAATGTTGGTGTATCTGTTGCACGGGTACTGCAGGATTATGACGATAAGAGGTTTGCTGTTATACCTAACCTATTCGATAAACGATCAGACGATAATATTGGATTTATCTTTGCACAGTCAGTAGCTCTTCCTAGTGAGCAAGTGACAGTAGGTACACTTCCAGTTAAAGGTTCAGGTGGTTTTGTAGCCGGATATTATGGTGACCGTAGAGTTGATTACGGTAGCGGTAATAAACTAGATATAACGTTTTTAGAGCAGAATAAGGATATTGTTGATATGTTTATTAGACCATGGTTAGTTGCGACATCATACTATGGTCTAATTGAAGATGAATTTGATGCACGTGACTTAAAGTGTGATATACAAATTAACTTACACTCACGTAACCCAAGCGGTTATGAAGGGCAATCACAATTTGTTAAGTTTGGTAGTCACTATAATAAACGAAAATCTTATCTGTTCGAAGATTGTGCTCCTATTAATATCGAGGGTGATCAATTAAGCTACAATGAGCTTACACAAGACGACTTAGAGAGAACAACATCCTTTACCTTCTCTAAGTATAAGTTACTACACTAGCCCGTTGATTTTAGAGGAGTTGCAACTAACTATATTGTGTTCAGTATAGAGCTAGACTTACCTAGTGGTAAGACCATAAGGGTAAATGAATTGAATAATGAGGATTATTTACCTATTCTTAAGTTTTGTCATAACAGTGACTTCAAAGGTCTAAACTTATATTTTGAGAAATTATACCTAACACCTGACTTAGATATATTTGATAGGTTCTTTGTTCTGTTGTATGTAAGGAAGCTATTCGTTGGTAGTAAATTAGCATTCGTAGGTAAGGATGATGTTGATATATCTTATAGTATAGATGATATACTTGAAAAACTATTAGATAACCATACTAGCGTTGAGAAGGAATTATCTGTAGATGGTTTAACCGTATTAGTAGATATACCTGTAGGTTCGTATTTTCAAAGTATTGATGATTTATATCAATACACAATACGCCAGGTTAGATATAAAGATAATATCATAGACTTTACATCTATTAGTTATGACGAAAAAAATCAAATACTAGATAGGTTACCTACAGCCATGTTTGTACTCATACAAGAGTATCTAACTGATTTATCAAACTCTCTGTTTGACTTGACAATAATAGAAGAAAATAAAGATTTTGATATATCTGAAATAAACATTAACGTTATAGGTAATGGTGTTATATACTTTATGAGCTCTATATTCAAACTAGATCTTTTATATTTTTATGAGACTCTTTATAATTATAATCAGTTTATAAGCAACGGGTCTGGTGATTTTTTCAATTTAACGTTTAATGAAGTTAAGTTATTACTAAAGATACATGCTGAACGCGTTCAAAAAGAAAATGAAGAGATAGAGAAAAAGGAACGACTAATGGGTTGAGTATTACAATACTTGGTATAAATAAAGCCATGAGCAACGAAGCTTTAAGCAACTTCATTAAGGATTTAGATAGTTTAAGCGAAAAGAACAAGACTAAATTAACAGTACCTTCACAGGGTAAGAGTTATAATTTTAGTTTGTTTAATGTACAGCAGCATAAGAGTGTACTAAAAACAGCATTTGAAGGGTTTACCGGGGTAATCAAAAGTAATAACATATATAATGATATCCTGAAGGATAATTGCGAAGAGCCTGTAGAGTTCTCCTTAGCGGATAGGTCTTATGTTCTTCTTGGTCTTAGAAAAGAGTCACTTAGTAATAATTATATTGTTGATGATGAGCGGCACGATCTTAATAAGTTACCAGAGCCATCCTTCGACTTTAAGTATGAAGATGTACTGGAGTATAACGGTATTACAGTTGAGGTAGTTATACCTACATTAGCTAGAGATACTGCTATGAATAAAAAGTTAATATCGGAACTATCTAAACTAACTGATAATAAAAAGGAAAAGGAGACCCTGAATATGGCAGTTACTCATGAAGTAGTTAAGTTTATTAAGAGTGTAAAGCTCGGTGACAATATATTTGTATTTGATGATTTTAATATATATGAGAGTAAGAAGTTAGTCGAATCATTACCCCTTAAGCTTAACAACGAGGTACTGCTATGGATTGGTGAGTTTAAGAAAAAAGAAGAGAAAAATTTAACGCTAGAAGATGGAACTATTGTAGAAATTGACGCGAGTTTCCTGGCTAGTGATTAAATAAATATGTGGAAAGTAACGACACTGGTATAATTAGCTCAGACGCTCGCGAGATGATAAGTGGTCTCATGGGTATAAGTGGTGAACGTGGTGTTGTTAAAGGGACTAATGCAGTAATAAAAGACAACGAGGGAGACGATCTTAAGGAGATTCTCAAGGTTGACTCATCTTTATCTAGTAATGAAACATCTAGATTTAAACAAGTTTTTGGTATATTTAAAGACGTTGTTTTTGCTGGACCGGAGGCGGAAAAACTACAAGCTGCTAAAGTATCAGAAAAGATGCGTATTAGTGGCTCAGAGAAAGACGTTACACTTAAAGAAAAGAGTAAAGACGGTTTCTTATCTAAACTGCTGATGTTAATAGGTAGCGTGTTAGGCACCGCGGCTACCTTCTTACAAGAAAAGTTAACTAAGCTGCTTTCACCACTAAAAACTCTTTTAGATGATATGATGCGCGCTGTGACTAGAATGCTAGTAAAATTAGGTTTATTATCTAGAGGCGGAGCAGCGCCAAGGCCGGCTAGACGAGCGGGTCCGGGAACTGCAGCGCCTCCCGGGAGAGCAGCATCCGGAAGCATAACCACCGCGGCTGGTGCAACTGCTGCCAACAGTGCCGCAAGAGTACCTACATGGTGGGATAAGACTAAGACAGCCGCTAGGAATGTGGCTACACGTGCAGGTGCTATGATACCTGCAGCAGTAAAGGCGCCATTAGCGGCTATGGGTGGTGTAATTTCAAAACATATTTCTCTATCAAAAATGGGTGGCATACTAAAAAGGGTACCGGGGTTGAGTACAATCATAGAGGGATTATTTGCTACTTATGATATCAAGAGTGCAATAGATATGCATAAGAACAGGCAGATAGATAAGGCAGAGCTAGACCAAATAATCGGTAGAAGAGTACTAGAGGGGGTAGGTGCTATTGGAGGTATCACTATTGGTGCTGCTATTGGTTCTGCACTTCTCGGGCCGGGATTTGGTACTTTCGTTGGTGCTGTTGGTGGTGATTTTGCAGGCAGGTGGGTTATGAATAAATTTTTAGATACTTTAGGTGCTGACTTGTCAGGGGTAGGTTCAACAGTGTTAGACATATTTAAGGTTAACCTTAAACAGAAAGACCAACAGAATGAGGATGAGGTTGATCAGGAATGGAACCGGGATGATATAATCTTTAATCAACCCTTTACTGATTTTGTTAAACACAGTGATGGTTCCATTACACGTCTTGATAATCAAGATGATGTGTTAGGAATAAAGACAGGTGGTGCTGTTGATAGGCTTATCGATAGCGCTATTAAGAGTGGTGGTAACAAGCTTAGTGATACTCTCTTACAACAAGAAGTAAGCATTAATAAGAGGATAGCACAAATAGCGCAAGATCAGACGGAGCTCTTAAGAGTCATTGCTACCAATACGAGTATAAATCAGACGAAGGGCTCAGTTGTGCAAGTTTCTCAGTCTGGTAGAGCTGCTCAGAATACAACATCAAGTATCAGGAAGACTTTCTCTGAGCAACCCACATAATAATTATGTATTATATAGATAAATTTGAAGATGTAAAGGAAGCTAGGTTAGCCACTTTTTTAAAGAGTGGTAGTCAAGATACTACTATTCCTAATGACGACGTATATAGAAAACCTATACCTAAATCAACATGTATCGATGTTATCCGCGATTTTAGTTGGTTTGCAGGTGGTACTTCGAGTGCCCTAACACAAGCTGCAATTGCAAAAATACCAAACCTTTTTATGGTTGAGAAAGAGCAAATTCTTGACTCGCAACTAGCTCAAGCTTTATATTACTTCGAATCTGCACAGAAGGATATTGAAAACGCTCAGGAAGTTACAAGCCAGATGAAACAATGGTTATTGGGCGCTGGTGAAGATAATGGTATACTAAGGCAGCTAGCTGCAAATGGACTTGACGGTATTAATTCAGGGCTATCTTTAATAAACAGAGGCGCCGAATTTTTAAGTCAAAATTTAGCCGGAGCATCTGATGCTGAAGCGAAAAGACTCACCCAAAACTATTTACGTTCTTTAATCGGACTCTATCTAACAAAAGATACCGGCTTTAAGTACTGCTTACCTTACTTTGAAAACCCTCCTACAATTACTAATAACTGGGGTAGTGCCGATAATCAAGGACTTATAAGGGGCGCGATCAATACTGGTATGGACATGGTGAATGAGGTGTCTCAGGCAGTTAACTTGTCTCAGCCAGGCGTTTATATACAAGAAGCAAAGTATTATAATTTCAACGACGAGGGGCCTAGCTTAACTGTAACAATTCCATTGTTTAATACAGTCAAGAGAGGCTCAAAGGTACCATATATACAAAACTACGAATTTTTGTGGCTATTAACTTATCAAAACAAGCCATATAAAACATCTTTTGCACGTACAATGCCACCTAAGATGTACGACATTACTTTACCCGGACTAGTTAATATGCCATATGCTTATATTAAGAGTCTCAGCGTAGATTTTAAAGGTACTGTAAGAAATAAGAGTTTTTACATTAACGGGCTAGGTAATATTACTGCGCCTATACCAGATGCATATGAAGTTACTATAGAGCTTCAGTCACTAATACTTGACTACGCAAACTTAATGGTTGGTGAGGGTTTTGGTGTTAGAATAATAGACAATGAAGTATCTGTCGGTCGAAATGATACAGGTGGACCAAAACCTGGTGACGGTGACACTGTTGCAACATTCGGACCTACACCTTCACAGGATCCATCAGCTCCTCAGAACACTAGTGCTCCTTACCTCAAAGAGAATACTCCCGAAGGTAGAATAAATTTCCAAGCCGCGTTGATTGAAAAAGCAAAGGCGGAAACTCTGCCAGATGAGGTGAAGAAGAAAGTCTATGGCGCGGGGAACTATGATTTTGACGGTGCCTTTGGCGGTTCGGGGACTTTTGGTACTGGGTTATAACCCAGAACGTTAAATTAAACAACATTAATAATGAGTACAATTAACAATGGAGCTAAACAGAACAGTATAAAGGATACTGATATTAGTAGTCTAGATCTTAGCCTGTATGAAAATATATTTAACGTTAATATATTAGACAACATAGATAATCAGCACTACTTCTACAATACGCTTAATAATGTATCGTTACCTGAGGATCTAGATGATAGTGTTTTTAATGAAACTGAATTAAGTTATGATATACCCTGGACTACCCTCTCTCATAAAGTGTATGGTACTATGTCTTTATGGTGGTTAATATTTTTAGTTAATAGACCTGACTATATATTTCTTGCAAAAAGCGGTATACCTATTAAGTTTATAAAGGCAGAGTATGTTATAGATATACTCTCGCAAATGAATAATTCCTAATGAGTACAGATGTAAATACTAAGGGCACTAATTTAAAGTTTAGCCTATCTCTGATAAAAGAGAATAAGTTTACCGGTAAAACAGAGTCTCTTCCATTATCGCCCGGTGTAATTTCGTATCTCTCGATTGAGGATAATATACTCGATATGGGATTAAAGGGAACTATATCTATTGACAATAAACACAGGTTATTAGATAAGTTAGATAGTAGTTCTAGTCACAGTACATATATTGATATTAATATAATGGATACCGAGTCTCTAAATAAGCAGCTCGGTAAAAAGTCGATTAGTTTTTTATCGTTGATAGAAGATGGCTCGTCTCTATCTGAAAACATTCAAAACAATAGAGCTGTATATAAAATAGAAGAAGTAGTTTCATCTCTGCTTAAGAAGTCGTCCTTATACTCTATTGATCTATTCAGCAATGATGATAGTGATAATATCACTAATCATATGAAAAGAATTATTAATACGTGGCAGGAAAAAATACTCACTAGAGGTGAGGGTAATATACTTGGAGAGTTTATTGAGACGCCTGTAACTGGTGATTTTATATCTTTTAGGGATAATACGAATGAGTCGTTGTATGATATTCTATCTAAAATGGCTTTAAGTACAAATATATCTGGTAAGCTACCAATTCTTAAGATAGTCTCAACAGAAAATGCAGGTCGTAGGTTAACCTTTAAGGACTTATTTACAGATGACCATGCTGATTTTTTAAATGCGTATATTTCCGGTAATATAGAAAGTGGTCGTGATTACAGTAGTGTATATCTAGAAGAGTTTAACATAGCTCCATATACTGGTAAGTCAGGAACACTAACTACAAATAACATTGAGGACTATCAAATACTAGAGGCAGATCTAGACCTGGCTAGAGGTAAGCACTGGGGAGATTATCAACTTGATTTAACTGGTGAGGATTTAACAGAAACTCGAGTTGAGCTGTTAGACTTTACATCTATAGTAAGTTCGTTTGAATCAGATGACTTAAAGTTGAGGGGCCCCATATATTCTAATATACCACTTTTACGTAAGGCAGATAAAAAGCTTTTTACAGTTGCACGTGATAACAATAAAGAGAGTGATGGTGTAGACATTTTAAAAAATAGTGTACAAAATAAGACTAAAAGAAGCTTTTTATGTTTAGGTGAAAGTATTATCTTAAATGTACCTGGTAAGATGTATAGAAAGCCGGGTATGTTTATAACTATTAACGGTGACGGTCCTAAGTTTGATAAACAACCATGGTTTGTTGTATCTGTAAAGCATATATTTAACGGGTTAGATCATACAAATGAAATTACTGCAGTACGATTGACTGGTAATGACCAAAGTTACGAGGTAATGTATAGTGATCTCTACCCATTAGTATTACTAGCAGGTGATGTAGTAGAAACTCTGGGTGATGTTATACCTGCAGTAAAGGAGGGGTTAAAAAAGCTAGTAACCGGTACCACAGATTTTTTTGGTAATGTTAAAAAAATCTTAACAACTAAATAATAAGACATGGTAATATACGGAAATAATATGCACGAAAAGCTGTTCGGTAATGCGTTAAGTAAAGACTACTTAGCGTATGCTACACCCTTCTGTGAGCTTGTAGATGATCCTGACTTTGAAGTGGATGTAGATATTGCTGTAAACTTTCACGCGGCTTGGAATAATGGTGATATTGATGCAGCAAGAAGAGCTATTGAAACCCTTGTTATTAATAGTGCTAACCTCGATCAATCAACTCTAAATTTTTACTGTGATAAAATGAAGTCTCATCCCTTCTTTAGTGGTGAGATAGATAGAATAAATGCAATATTTAATGATTCTAATTACCCTGATGTAACTCGTGGAGATGATGAGGTGGAGTTTATCGATTCATTGAAAGAGGCTGCAAGTGATTGTTGGAATTCACCATGCAATATTTTCTCTGAAACGTCAGATAGTGTTGGAAGACTTGCACAGGTTGGATCTAATAAAACTAGCAGTAACTCCTTTGACGTTGGGAGTGTTGCAGGTACATTAACAAACTTGTATAACGGGTTAGATGATGCTGTACGAAATAGTATACCTGAAATGTTCGCTAATGGTGTTGCAAGTATTACTCAAACAGCTAAACAGGCATGGAGTAATACACAGGAAGCCTTTGTTGGTAAAGAGAATATTGAAGGCGTTTTAAATCATTTGGTAGCAAATGGTAATGATGCAAGAAGTTATAGAGACAGTAACGGACAACCATTACTATATACACCTGATGTTAAAAGTTTCTTTGATCTAGATCAGGTGGCTACAAACATTTTAACTGAAATATCAGCTGAACTAGGTGGATGTGCAGATAAAGCTCAAAGCGCCTTACGGTATAATCCTTATAGAGATAATACAAGTACACCAGCAAATATTAGTACTGGTCAAGCAAACGGTAAAAAATATACTCGATATAATGATGGTATATATCCTACAGGTGATATAGGAGCATCAGATGCACCACAGACTTCTCAAGGTGGGATTAGAATTAGTAACGACAATACGTCTTATAAAACCGGTGACGATGATAGATTTGTAAGAATAACCAAGTCAATTATTTTTAGTCCACAGACTATTGGTTCTGTAGGAAGCTACTATAATAAAGAAGAGAAGGTACTAATATTAGATACTAGTTCTGCGGATCGACGAAAACAAGGTAAAGTCGGTATTGCTAAAGTACCAGACTATTGCCCGTCGGGTTTAAATTCTGAAGGTGATGGTGTGAGAGCAGCACAAGTACTATTAGGTAAACCTGCTAATCTAGATGAGACAGGTGCGTTTGCAATTAATAAAATAGCAAATGATTATACGTTCTCAAAGGGGGATGAAGCTGATGGTCATACTGGACATTTTAGCATTGAAGAATTACCAAAGGAATTTAACGAAGGTGTATTTCTGTCTAGTATATTTACTAAGTTTTTTGATGGGTATGACGATGCTCCTTCCGATAGTATTGCTGAGGCGATACAAGAAAGAGGGTTATATGCTATATTAACACCACGTGGTTCTCAAGACAGAAAATACGTAAGAGTAATTGGTCCTGGTGAAGGAGATAGTCCACGCATAGATTTAACTCCAGCGGCATATAACACAGTATTTGGTACTCTACCTAAAAAGACACCTAGTGAAGATAAAACAACAAAAAAGTTTAAAGATGCAGGGTGGCAGGTATATTTAAATACTGTAGCTCATACAGTTGATTGCGAGGTGCGGTTAGCTATAGGAGATCCATATGACATTATGGCGTATGCAGATGAGGTACTTACAGCTTCTTCCAATACGACAGGTTCAGATATAGTTACACAAACTCCTGTTATTTATAAAAATAGCGGCAAGATACGCAATAAGCCTATTCACCCTGACCTATATGAGGCGTTGACTTATGCAGCAGGTGCTATAAATGCTCAGCGAGTCGAAATAACTAGCGGTGGACAAACCAGTGGTAACAGCTTTGGATCATCTAGACATAATGTGTATAGTGTAAATGGTGGTTATGGGGGAATGGCCGCAGACTTTAAAGTTTATGATTCACAAGGTAGAGTGTTACCGATTAGTGATAATAGTAGTTGGACTAAGATAGCTAGAAGATTTGTTAGTTTTGTGAGAGGTAGAGGCTATACACCAGCAGGTGGTGCTGGCCCTAATTATATGGGAGATACAGTGCATTTTGATATAGCGCGTGGATATACCTCAACGACACAATCTAACTTCTGGATAAGTACAAAAAGTGGAGTGTCCTCCTCTCAAAAGATTAGGACAACTCCATGGTTGGCAGAGTTCAAGTAGGTTGTTATACATCAACTGTGTTATCTAACGTATCATCACCACTATCATCCATTAGTGCCTTCATAATATCGTCTCTAGAGAGTAGTACCTTAGTCTGATTATCAGCTATATTCATTCTCTCCTTTGCTTGAATGTCTATTTGCTTTATTTCCATCCTAGACTTATTACCTTCTTTAGCGGCATGTAGTTTATTAAGTGTATCAATAGCTCCAGTAGACGCCCTAATTAATTCAGCTATAGCTGCTACATCTCTATTCTCTGGAGCTGAGGAAATGTAGTCCTTTACATCTTCAACCATATCAATAGAGGTGTTAACTAGCGCGCTAGTCTTATTAAGAATAAACGCTTCCAGCTTATCAGCATCAAAATCCTCCTCCACCCTCTTAATCTCCGGGGTAGTGCTTTTATGGTCTTTGATTTGTGATAAAATATCATCCACAGCATCATCGATTTCACTCATATACATATTTAATCTCTTAGTTGACTTTTTCCATTTATATGCTATTATATGTATATATGGAATTAAGATTTGAGAAAACAAATAGTAATGCAGTGCTTCCAGGTAAGAATCATGATAACGATACTGGTCTAGATGTAACGTCGGTTGTTGATGTAACAATCCCTGCAAAAGGTTCAGCAGTTGTAGATGTAGGACTTAAGTTTAGCTTTATTGAGCCTGGATTTTGGGTTAAGATCGAAGGTAGATCTGGACTTGGGTTCAAGCATGGTATTATGCCTCATCCTGGTATTATTGATGAAGGTTATCGTGGGGATGCAGGTGTAAAGCTTTATAACTTAACTGATAAAGATTACGAGGTTAAGGTTGGTGATAGAATCGCACAGTTTGTTGTATATAGTAATCATCCTGTTAATGTAACAGAAGGAACAGTCGTACAATCAGATAGAGGTGATAAAGGATTTGGATCCTCAGGTAAATAAAGATATGGCTACAACAAGAAGAACAAAGGTAACTGAGCGAAAAGTAGGTAAAACTAAGATTAGAAAGACCGTTACAGTGTCTGTAAGTAAACCTACTAAGAAAAAACGTAAAAAGCGATAATGATTGAATTTGATAAAATATGGGTCGAGAAGTATAGACCGACAAAACTTGATGATCTTATATTAGATGAACAATCTCTTCGAGTTGTTAGTCAGTTTAAGGATGAAATACCTAACTTACTATTCACCGGTAATCCAGGTACAGGTAAGACGACCTTAGCTAGGATTATTGTTAATGATATACTAGGATGTAATTATCTTTACATTAACGCGTCAGATGAGTCAGGTATTGACACCATCAGACACAATATCACTAACTTTGCTCAGACCAAGTCATTCGACGGTGGCGTTAAAGTGGTAATACTAGATGAGGCTGACGGTCTAACCTCTCAGGCACAGGGAGCATTGCGTAATACTATGGAGACGTACGCTAAGTACTGCCGCTTTATTCTTACTGCAAATTACAAGCATAAGATCATTCCTGCCCTGCAATCAAGGTGTCAATCACTTGATCTGAAGCCTGTAATTGATCAGGCTGTTAAGAGGTGTTATAGTATTCTACAACAAGAAGAGGTAGTAGTATCAGATGTACAGAAGAAAGAGTTTGTAATGCTCGTTAAGAGGTACTTCCCTGATCTTCGTAAGACTATTAACGAGTTGCAGAAGAGTGTAATTAACTCTGAGCTGCATATTACAAATAGTGCTGCGGATGAAGCTTTACTTAAGTCGATCTTCGAAAAGATAACTACCGGTAAGTCATTAGAACTAAGAAAGCACTTAATTGAGAGTGAAGATAGATTTCAAGGTGACTATGATACACTTATGGCTAACTTTCTAGATCATCTATACGAGCAGCCTATGGATGATATGAAAAAGAAAGAGATGATCACTATATTAGCTGATCATCTCTATAAAAGCGCGTTAGTCCTGGATAAGGAAATTAACGCGTTTGCTTGTTGGGTAAATCTAGAAAAAGCTTATTAGCCCTTTAACCCACTCAGGTAATCCTTCGTGTATGCATTAACTTCCATCGATGGAGTTGCAGCACTAGAAGGAATCTGAGTGTTTTGTGTAGGTAGCTTTATTTGTGTTTGGCTAAGCTCACCGTCACCTATATCTGTCTTATTAGAAAGGTTTTCCTCGTCTTCGGCTAGTTCTTCTGGCTTAATATTAACCTTATCCTTACGATATAAGCTATCTGGAATAGGATCTAAGCCGGGATATGCTGATTCACCGGGCTGACCTAAACAACAGGGAATAGAGCAACGATGTGTAATTCTACCACCTGTATTATCAAGTGCAATATTCAGTACAGGTGAAAGTGAACCACCGTCACTGTTAGCAGGGTATCTTTGTGGCGACTCATCCTTAATACCTACAACACGAATAAGGAGACCAGACTCAATCATTTCGTCGAGCATATCCTTAATGTTTTGGCCTAAAGCCTTATATTCATCATGACTTTTAAACTTATCATCAAACTCAAAAATGTCACCTACTAAAAAACCACCTCTTTCGAATCTTTTCATGTAGGATTCGAATAGTGGAATAAATCTCTTTTGCTTAGCCATAACATTATTTATGTCAGTTTGTTGAGATTTATATGGAAAGTTATGACTTTATGTATATAACATAATAATGTTAGAGATAAAACTTGTTGTAAAGTGTAACAAGGAATAAATATAGTTGTGATTAAAATAGATTCATTAAAGAGACCAACCTCTCTAGATAATGCTATTAGAAGAGGCTTTATTTTTAAAGACTTAAAACTGGACCTTGATGCCTCAAAGTTTGTAAGATCGGAGCTATACTCCGAACCACAGCCACGAGACTTAAGTGAGCTACAGGATGCAAATGCTGTTATAACATCGATTAAAAACATATTAACAACAGCTCCTGGTGAAAAGTTGTTAAATCCAACGTTTGGGTTGGATATTAAGAAGTATCTTTTTGAACCGATCAATACAACAACGTCATACTTTTTAGCTACTGACATATACTACCAGCTTGGAGCACAAGAGCCAAGAGTAACGGTTGAAAATGTAACGGTAACAGGATCACCTGATCAGTTAGAGTTTAGTATTGATATAATATTTTCAATACCCCTTTTAGAGATTTATAGTCTCTCCTTAAAAACAACATTAAATAGAGATGGATATATAATAGTATGAGCTTAGAAAAATTTACAGACTTTAAACTACCGAAAGACGCTTATTTGAGTTTCGATGCAAACTCACTTAAAAACCTAATTATTGATCGTTTAAACGAAAATGAAGTATTTACAGATCAAAACTTTGAGGGTTCAAACTTCAACGCAGTTATTGATGTTGTCGCGTATATGTATCACGTGCTTTTATTCTACCTAAACACTACGTCCAATGAGAGTACCTTAACCACAGCTACAATATATGAGAACATGAATAAGTTGGTTTCTAATATTGGGTATAAGCCATTAGGTGATCAAACATCAATTTTAGCCGTAGATATTACAGCCGATAATATATTATCTGACGTATATACATTACCTAAATTTTGTAATATTAATGTTGGTGGTGTATCGTACTACTCTTTAGAGGATATTACATTTGAAAAGGTAACAGATAACTCTACAGAGCTTTTACAATTAAACTACAACAGTTTACATCAAGGCTCTCTTAAAGAGGCTATTTTCACTGCAAACGGTGAGGAATATGAAACGATCACCCTAATAGATACTTACACTTCAAGTCAGGTGATTAAATCTGCTAGATCTGTAAGTGATGAAAAATTTGTAGCAGATAATACCTTTTCTATATATGTACGTAATAGTCTTACGGGTAGGTGGTCAGAGTGGACCGAGACTGCATCACTATATTTAGAGAATCCTACCAATAAGAAGTATGAAAAGCGGTTTAACTCTGAGGGTAACTACGAGTTTAAGTTTGGTGATGGTAATAACGGGCAAACATTAAATGGTAATGATAGAGTGGTAGTGTTTTACTTAGAATCAGATAATGAGTCTGCTGTTGTAGGTGCAGGTGCTACTAGTGGTAAGAGTTTTGGATTATATACATCACCAGATTTTGACGGGGTGTTAAATGAATTGTATACAGAACAGAATCTTATTACACCAACTACAATTGAAAACCTGAGTGTGAGTAATAAACACAGCTCGACACCTATTAAAGCTGCTGAGTCCGTTGAAGAAATAAAGCAGAACGCTCCAGGTATATTTTCAACGCAGGATAGATTAGTTACTAAGGCAGATTATGCCGCACAAATAACACGTAACTTCGGTAACATTGCAAAACCGGTTAAAGTATTATCTAATGAGGATTATACGTCACAAGTATTATTTTACTTTAATAATATAGGTGTTAAACGAGGTATAGATGATGCTAGGACGTTATTATCTCAAGTCAACTTCTCTACATCGACTAACTTTAATAATATATACGTTTATGCAGTTAGATCTAATGAGGCTATTATAGATGATAAAATTCCGAACTACTTAAACGAAGGTCAGAAGAGATCGATCATTAACTTCTGTAATGTTAAAAAAGACATAACTCATAACGTAGTTGTATCAGACCCTATTTTTAAAGCGTTTAGTTTTGGTGTAGGTGAGATTAACAATACTAGCACGGTTGATAGTGTTATTACTAATTCTAAGCTTAGAGTTACAGTTGATCGGAATGTTGCAATTAACGACACTTCTATTAAAAGCAGAGTATCTAAAATTATTGAATCCTACTTCAAGGACGTACAGTTAGGTGATGTTATTGATGTTGCCGCAATAACACGTGATATTTTAAACATTGATGGGGTTGAGGGATTAGAGACAGTTAACGGTAATAATGTTACACCCAACTTGAGTTTTGTAATTTGGAATCCTGATTATAGAAATATTGATAGTACGGTATTGGCTAGGGATTATAAGTTAAAGGATTTTGAGTATGCTTATTTTTATGATATTTCAAACATTCTTAATAAACTAAGCATACGTAGAGTTTAATTATAAATAAGTATATGGCGGAAAATGAATTAGACTCATCTGGTGAAGTAAAGTTTGAGTATACCTTTTACTATACAGTAGCTGGTGCTACAAACCAAGAGACTTTAACCGGGTATGCTCTAGACAACTACCCAATGACGTTTAGACCTGCGGTTGGTGAGCAGTGGCCGCCAGAATTTTCAGATAAGAGAATTGTCTGGGATTATGGTGATGGTACAAAGTCGGAGGCTATAACAGGAGTACATGCATACACCAAGCCTGGTACATATAAGGTTAGATCATACATTTACGATAATTTAGGTAATGGTTATTACAATACGTTTTCTGTTGAAGTAGATGTGTATGATTATATCTCAGATAGTGTTAAAATATCAACGTCAGAAGATATACTACATTTAACCGGTGAAGTTAAAAATCCAATTACATTAGTACAGTATAACTCCATTAGAGCCATTAATGAAAACGGTGGTGATACTCCTAAGTTGCTATGTTACGCAGAACCTCTTACCTTTAATCAGGATTATGATTACTTTTTAACTGGGAGTGTTAACCGGACTTATGGTCACCTATTACCATCTTATACTTTTATACAGAAAATTAACGGTACAGAAAACCTACAAGTCAGTTCAGTAAATATATCAACCCAAGATAGTATATACGTTACAATAATAGATGAAGAGCTAGTAACATCTATTGAGCCTATTAATAATACATCTACTAAAGCAGGTCTATCAAGTAAGAACGACATATACTTTAGAAGCGATATACCTGGTGATTTTAATTTACTATTTGGTTTTGAGCAAGGGTCTATAGGTGAATTTACAAACACAACGGACTACGGTGTAAGCGCCACCATAGCAGAGAACCTGGATGTTGAAGAGATGACTATAACTTCAAACGGTATTGATGGTGATGATATTATCTTAGATGCTTTTGATATTAACCCTGTTAAATTCTCTTGTGTTAAGTCTTCTTTTGTTATTAAACTAAAAGATAACGAAAGATTCACGAATAAGTCGCTGCCTATAATGGACATATCTCCACATCCAGATAGTGATCACTTGCAAGTAGACATAACGTTAACAGATGGTGTATCAACATACGATGCTAACTTCTACTCCGATTTTAACGATCTATCTAGTTCTTTGGTAGCTGGTGATTCTTATGCTGGCTATGCCGGTGGTTTCTTTAAGGGGTATTTTTATATAGATACTGATGAAGTAATTGAGGACGTATATATATCTGCTACAACTACAGTTAACGGTACGACTATAACAGGTCAAAGTAATACATTTAGCGTATTTCCTAAAGATTATTATATTGTAGCTAAATACGGTGAAGATGTTAACTTTAGTGATGTTTTTAGCGATATTGCTAAGCAGCCATTATTTGATGATACTAAAATATTACTAAACGACTTCTTAGGTGGTATATTTGGTAATATTGATTCAGCTCAAGATTCAATAGGTAAGAGTACATATGAAAAGATACAGAACTTTACTAATAATAACACTGTTATAGATTACTGTAATATTGACCAGCTAGCATCTATATTATATACTGTAAATCTACCTAGAATAAACACATACTCATTACCGCCTAAAATTAAAAGACTTATGGACCTACTGTCAATAAGTCAGTCTAGACTATTCGGTAATATTAACCAAAATAGGGAGGACTTTAACTCTTTCGGTTATATGCAGGACGACTTTTACGGTTTAGATAGGTGTAGTCCTATCCCTGAAGACGGGCCGGTTTTTGAAAATCAAAATATTGTAGCTTTCGAGAAATATAGTGGTAGATGGACAACTCTCAACTCAAACCTACCGTTAAGTGCGAGTCAGCCACCTCAACTTAAAACATTTTACTTTGATATACCTAAAGGGTCAGATACGTTAACAACATGCTTTAGATTTTTGACGTGTACACCTATAACAACAGAAACATCAACATCTATACTGGTTGAAAATGAGTACTTTCATATGTGTTTAGAGGGTGATTATAATATGGATGGTATCTTTTCACCTTATACTAAATACTACCAGCTTAGTGATTATAATGATACTTGGGGATGGCCAATAACACCGGATAAAGATGGTACAATATTTGATGTGTATAAGTTTTACTATAAGAGTAGCTATTTAAAGACCGATGTCGATAATTCTATTATTAACTTTAAAGATAATAATACAACTATTAATAGTTCGTATACATATAAGGAGTGGTCAAAACCTAATGGTATTATGTCGCATATATTTTCTAACTCTCTATATGATGGTTTGGGATTAATGGACTGTGAATTACCACAAGAAAGTGAGTCTTTACCTATACCATAATTGTCGTAAGTAATTGATTGAAATTGTACCTTCTGTAATAAATATAATAGAGTATGGCATCAAAGAAACTTACAGATACAAATATAAGTGACACGTATAAAGGTGTTTTGCACGCAAGAGGGCAGGCGCTAAGAACGGACGGTATAACGGAAGCTTTATATGATGGTGTGGGTACTAAGACCGCACTAAGTGTTGGTATTAATAGTATACAGGTAAAGGGTGACGCTACCTTTAAAGATGCTAGTAATACAGGAGTATTTTTGAACGCAAATGAAGGCTCTATCGAACTAGTAGACGTTGAGAGTAAAGACCCTTATATTGACTTTAAGGGTAATAGCTCCGTAGACTTCGACTGCCGTATTGTTAAGACTCCTAATAACGGGCTAGAGGTATGGACAGGTGGGTATTCAAATCGGAAGATAGCTGGCGCCTTTCAAAGTGATCAAAATTTCAGGGTATATGGTTCGATTTTACTGGGTAGGGACAGCGGTGACGGTCTTCCAGATGTAGGTGTTGATGCTTACCGTATAGGTACGCAGGATTCATTAAGGCTATATAGCAATGATTATATACATTTTGAAACACAGGATGGTGCTGGTGGTAGGCAGGTAACAGCTACTATTAACCGTACAGGACTATCGATTGGTAGAGGGTATTCTCGTGGTTGGCAAACTTTGGATGTTAACGGTTCACTACGGCTTCAGATTCCTGGGTACGGTGTACCGGGTAGAATATTAACATTGGTAGGAGCGGATGGTCACTGTGAGTGGAGGGATCCAGATAGACAGGGAGTTTTACATTTTTTAAGCGCATATAATTTATTTAGAACACCAACTAACTCAAACCCCACTGCTGGTCAAGTTGATAAACTTAAGAGTCAATTTAGGAATGTAAATGGTGATAATTTAAGGAATGGTGATTATGTGATGGCGCAGTGTCAGTATCATAACTATTATTCGTGGGGTAATGGTTCTGGTTATAGAAATCTAGATTATATTTTTATGTATCGAATTAGCGGTACTAACTATGATAATCAAACATGGAACCTAGTTGAACGATGGAATTCAGCATCTTAATGTTAAATATTAAATTAATTTTACAATGAAAGAAAGAGAAATAGTTACATATGATCCTGAGAATGATAATATAGGAGACAAATTAAAAGCAGTTTTAGATAGTAATAACCACGAGAAAATTCTTGTATTTAACAAAGCGTCAGGTGCTTTTATGAGCGAGATGGTGTCTAATCCAATTAACAAACCTGACCAATCTACACATTATAAATATAGGGTAGTGAATTTTAATTCCGAGACACATGCATGGAACGGTGGTGATTATGATACCGGTAATATTATACCTAAAGAAGACATACCAACAACAATCTTAGAAGAAGATATTGATGTACAGGCTGGTATGGTTATAGTACAGTCATATCCCTACTACTCACAGTTAAATATTATTGCTAATGTAGTTCAAAAACTAGCTGATGTTAATGGTATAGAGGGTGAAGAGGTAAAGGAACTTAATGATATGTTAACATTTATTGGCGCACGTAAAGAAGCAAATGCTAAATTTAAAGAGGCGTATAAGGCAGATGATAGTTTTCAGTTTAAGACAAGGCGTGACGCGTGGGAGGATCTTTCCAGACAGCTGGATGGTGGCCTACACGAAGAGTATGGGCCGGCTGGTTCAGTCCTACCTCATGAAGACCCACGTAATGATGCGGATCAACCGGGTCACCATAACTAATATATGGACTATAAGAACCATCTAGATAAAATCTCTCACAGGCTAGAGGTTATTGAAGATTTTCTTTCAGAAGATGAGTGTGATGATATAATAAAGATCGCTAATTCAAGGCCTATGAACGATAGGTCAAAGTTTGTTCCTAATTACGGTCTTAAGAATGATTTAGGTAACTACGAGTCGGTTGGATATATACCCAGTAGCTACCCTAAGGAGTGGGATAGGTTATTTGCAAATAAATTGGTTAAGGGCTTCGAGCCGATCGAAGTTCAGGTAAATAAGTATAAAGAAGGTCATTTTATACCACCACATAAAGATAAAGGATTATCACTTTATACGGTTACTGTACCTCTACAGACCGATGATAAAAATTACCTCTTATTTGGTAATCCAGATGCGTATTATAATAATATAAGTGTTGAGGAATCTGATAGCTTAGGTATGACGAGGTCTTTTTCTGATGTAAAGGGTAGGGGGTATTTATTTAGCGGTACAACACCCATTCACTGGGTACCGCCTACCAACTCGTTACGCTATAGTGCGATATTTTTATACGGTATACCATTATGATATATGATGTTAGTTATGCTGCAGATGATTTGGATGATTTTGTAGATTTTTGTAATAGTGCTGGCTTCAAGCGCGCTATCAGTGTTGGTAGAAGAACAGGTGGTAGTGCGGAACGAGGTATGTTGTCGGAATATGAGTATATTCGAACATCACGATTCTTAAAAGATATTAATTTATATAAAAAAATTAAAGACATATCTACTAAGCTTAATATATGGGAGTACGTACTAGTGCACTATATATTACAATTACAACCTACGGATTTTCTAGACCTGCAGGATTGCTGGAACGAAAAATCTGGATACAAGCCTGTTGGTAAGTTTTTCTCTATAGCCTTAACTAAGGGTAACTATATAACTATTGCAGATAAGCTATATAAGGTACCACAGTATCATGCTATTGAATTTAGTCCAACTAAATTGCATAAAATATCAACTGTTAGCTCTAAGCAGACATGGCTGGTTTATATGATACCTAATCATCTTAATGTATTAAGTAGTAATATACAAATTAATTCTGAGTAGAAGTTACTTCATTTATTTTAGTAGAAAAGCATATTTATATAATAAATATACATATGCTGATTAACCTTACTCGCCAAATATCGGCTTTATTACAAATTTAAAATATTATGCCAGAAGTAGATATAGTAAAGCTAAAAGTTAGAAGAGGTACTGATAGTCAGAGATCTATCACTATTCTCGAACAAGGAGAGTTAGGATATACAACCGATTATAGTAGGCTATGGGTGGGTGATGGTATAACTGCTGGTGGTAATATTATAGGAAATAAAGTTTATGACTCTAATCAACCAAGAACATCAATATCCACTGCTACAAAGGGAGATGTTGTTTATGAGAATGGTAAGCTTTATAGGCTTACTTCTACAACTCCCATAACAGAGGCTGATTGGGAGTTTATAGGTACAAAGATTGATCCTGTTTTTATTGAATATAATACTCAAAACGAACTTACCCTTAAAGATAGTTGTATAACAACCACACAAATTGATAGTAGTATTGTACTAGCAACGGGTGGAATTAATTTTAGTATAGCTGACGGATTATCTATTAACGTTGATGATGTGACTATAGAGAAGTCAAGTAACGCGCTACAATTAAAACTTGACTGTATTGATGAAACCTATATAACGTCAACGACTATAGGTAGAGGGCTGACCGGTGGTAGTGGGGAGGTTATTGAGCTGGATGTTGAAACTTCCTATCTTGGCTTTAATGGAAACAAATTAATTCTAACAGATATACCACTAGGTGTTGTTTCTACAAGCTCTTTGAGCTCTGTTTTTATAGGTAAAGGGTTACGCGTTAGTCCATTGGATGAGACTCTAGAAACGGTAATACAAGGTGTTGATGCTTCATTCTTCACTATTAGTAGTGTTGAACAACCGGATACAACATTTACTGATATACTAACCATAGATTCATTATTTCTCGGTAATCAAGAGATACGTTCTACTGATAGCATTACCTTCGATCAATACGGTAGGTTAGCTGGTAGTTCAAGCTCTTTAGACCTACCACTCTCAGCAGAGAGCACGGTTACAACCGTTATATCGGGTGGAGTTAATGTTCCGTTTCTTAGCGGTGCATTTAACGGTGGGTTAGATCAAACCGATTATAATGATCAAACAATTATTGATACCCTCTCAACGGTAGGTAGTACCACATATATTGCCAGCCTAACATCAGCTGGATTTATTCAAATGGACATGGGTGGCACAACAGGTGTTGTAGCAATACCAGTCTTTAGACCTCCAACATCATAAACATTTAACTAACCATGGCAAAAAAAATTGAAATATTAGAAAACACTCTCCTTAAACTTTTAGTAAGACGAGGCACGAATACAGATAGGCAGCAAATAATCCTATCTGAAGGTGAGCTTGGATATACTACAGATACAGAGAGGCTATATATTGGTAATGGTAGCGATACCGGTGGAATTATCGTAGGTAATAAGTTTTTAGGTAGTGATGGTGGACCAGCTGCGACGTTTACTGAAGCGGTAAAAGGTGATATGGCTTTTGATTCTAGTAGCCTATCATTATGCGCCTTTAAGGGAGATGGTGTATGGGAGACAGTATCAACAGTAAATGATGGAACCGTTGATGCAGGTGATTTTAACTTAGGCTCAATAGGTGAGTCTTTAGAGATAGATACTGAGGGTAGAGTAGCTCTCAAAGCAACTATTAATATAGATAAAATTGATACTAGAGGTTTTGATTACTTAGATTTACCTCAGAACCTTAAATTAGGTATACCTTCATACTCGTTTCCTACAAACAGTGGTGCAAATGGTAATGTTCTTACAACTAATGGTAACGGTACTCTCCAGTGGGCGCCGGCTGGACTACCAACTACCGCTTTATTTAATACCGAAAATGGACCAGTTCCAGTAGGTTGTGTTATACCTTTTACATCTATTACTGCTCCTCAAGGGTGGCTAGTATGTGACGGTCAAACCTACGCTAGTGTTGATTACCCTGATTTATATGATACTATCGGCTCGAGTTATGGTGGTGACGCTACTAACTTTCAAGTACCGGATTATAGAAATAAAACTCTATATGGCACTACCAGTGATCCATCAAATACGGCAGATTATAGCATCGTCAATGGTCTTAGTAGTGATATAGACGACTCCTTTGCGTCCTTTGGAACGAAAATGCAAAGGGTTACTAATAGTACTTTCTATAGAACTTCATTCTACATATCCAAGGATGGTAATCTATTTGCTAGTGGTTATGGTGGTGGTGAAGAGATAATGGGGGACACCCGGGACTACCTCGCCGGATTTAATAAAATACAGCTACCATTTACAAACGCAAATGAAAAGGTAGTAGATTATATGGCCGCGGGTTCAGACGATCCATGCGTATTCGTTATTTCTGATAAAGGTCGAATTTACTCATCCGGGTATAACGGTCATGGGGAATTAGGACTAGGAAATACTACAACTAGAAACAAGTTTCAACGGGTTAACGGCTTCGGTAGTAACGCTAAGTATTTTACGGTAAGTGTTGGACAAAATAACGCTGCACATTGTTTGGTAATTGACGAGAATGATAACCTATGGACATGGGGTTATAATGGATACGGTCAATTAGGTCTAAATGATGAGAGTAATAGAACATCACCGGTACAAGTACCTCTAGATTTCTTAACAGCTGGTGCTAAACCGGTAAAGGTGTTTGCTGCTAATAATTATAGTTGTAGCTTCTTGATAGATAGTAACGGTGATCTATATTCATGTGGCTATAATGATAAGGGTCAATTAGGACATGGTAACGATAATAAGCTTGATCAATTTAAGAAGGTTAGTAGTATGGTGGGTAGAAATGTGGTAGATATAGCAATATCAAATGGCACCACAACAAAAAGCGTATACGCAATAACTAGTGATGGTAGTTTATACTCTTGTGGTTTTAATGGTGTGGGTCAGTTAGGTATAGGTAATACAACCAACAAATCTACCTTCCAGCTTGTTGATCTTGGTGGGCAACAGGTACAGGATATATCGTTATCTCGAGATGGTTCATGCTCAGTAATGATTCTGACTCAGGACGGTACCTTAAGGACGTGGGGTCATAACAATTATGGTCAATTAGGTACTGGTAATACGGTAGATTATAACTCACCACAAACACCTGTAGGTAACCCACAAAACGTTGTTAAAATAAAAGGACATGATGCAACATACGCGTTTGCTGCGTTTCTTAACGAAGATGGTGAAATATGGTCAACTGGCTATAACGGATACGGTCAGCTAGGTAGAGGTGATAAAAATCAGAAAACAACCTTTGGTAAGGTTAGAATGTCAAAAGGTACGGTTTATAAAGACTTTGATTTAACTGGATATAATAGCAAAACTGCTATGATTGCAGTTACAGATAAAAACGAAATAATGGCAGCAGGTGCTAGTGACCAATTTTTAACAGGAGACCCGTACGGTAATCATGAAACGCCACGGCCTATATTAAGTAGAGTAACAACCCCGGGTGAGAAAAGCTTAGTAGGTGGTGTAACTAATTCTGATGTATCTATTACAGGTACTGTTTATGTTATTAAAGCTATACCAGACGAGGTTCTAGATACATCGTTATCTGTAACTGACAATCTATCTGCCACACTTGATGGTATCGATCAGACCCTACCGTTTAATTATTTAAACGGTGATGTTGAAATTGGGTTACAGCAGGATATTACACTAGAAAATATTGAAGTGTTAGGTGGTATTGAAACTAATACACTATCTTCAAACTCGATACAGTATAGTGATGGTTCAATACAGACTGTGGCTCCGGAGACTGTACCATTCTGGAACGTTTTATGTAGTAATAATCAGAGTCGTACTACACCAGCGCAGATGAGAACGGATCGGCTAAGTGATCCCGGTGACTTTAACGGAGAGTGGTCAGAGATTTCTAAAGGAGCAATTAATACAGGACTCAACAACGCATATCACAGCAGTTTTAATAGTTTAATGTATACTATGTGGGTTGATAACATAGGCGATGATACAGATGTAACTTTATATAATTTTGCTAATGATGATTATTTTTACGTATATGTTGATGATGTTTTACAAGGAACATATATTAATTACGGAGGAGAGCGTCCTCGATTGGTTACAATTGATATTACAAGTGGTTTACACAGAATTGATATAGTCAAAAACGACCCTCCTGGAGGTTCGAACGTATTTGAGTTACTGGGTGATATAATAGGTGGTAATATACGTTTTATTAACGATGAGCCTTATCCTCGCTCTGCTGATGAATCAACAGAGCCAGATGAGATACCTTAGCCCATAAATATATGTATGCTATCAAAGACCCGTGCATTTAATCTCTTGAGTGAGTTTACAGATTACGTACTTGAGGATGAATCTCGAGGTAGCGTATTAGTTAATATCGATAAAAAGCATTATAGTACAGTAAGACTAGAGCTGGTAAAGCTAGGGTATAAAATAGTTTATAAAACTTCATCAAGTAACTTAGAAGCTTTTACTTTAGTTTTCGTTGTTGAAGATTAAATAAAGAAGAATGGATTACCCTTTAAATTTACCAATATCTGCTGCTGCCGTAAGTATGAACGACGGGGAATTTTCACCCTTCTATGATATTGTATGGTCTATAAAATATGAGGTTCTTAATACTATTATAGGTGAAAATCTCGACTACGGTCTTTGTTTTTTTCTTAGAGATAGTAATGCTGAGTTACGAAATAACAAAAGTTACGGTGGTGGCCGTGGTATTGATTTAGGTTACTCTGGAACACCGGGTATAGTACCGGGACTCCCTAGTGCAGAGGGTATGAACGGTGGAGTTATAGGTGTCGGACTAGATACCCATGGATTATTTGCAGCCTCTTCAGACTGGCCGAATACTGTTAGAGTAGATGATGAGCCAACGAGGTCCGGTTTAGATATAACTCTACCAAACTCTATAACAGTAAGAGGTAGTCAGTTAGATAACTATAGATTTTTAGACTTACACAAACAAATACTCGAGTTTAGTCTGTTAAGTGAAGGTATTAAAGTAATAAGAGCACGACTTGGTAATTTTGGCAATACCATATATCTAGATTATAGAGAGGATGGAAAGACAGATTTTGTTAATATATTAACACATGATATATCTAGTATATCTGCACTAGATGGTAGTGAGATGGTACCTGGTGATGGTAATAGGTTAACTCCTGGAGTATCTTTCTCAAAACCCCTAACATCAGCAGACTCTCCCATGTGGATTAAGGTACATAGCTTTCATGTTGAGGGTAGGCAGGATGCACCAGATATTACTGTTAAATACCCTACGGAGCTTACACCAATAATTGATTCAGTTGGATTTACCGGTCAAGAATATGATAGAAGACCGGCTGAGGAGATTATAGCTGTACCACCTGTGGATGTTATTAAGATGGTTAACCCAGAAGACTAGTTATTATTTTTTGCTTAAAGTAGATCCTATATTAAATATATACAGTGAGCAAGGCTTTATATACAGATACTTCAGAGGTTAGTTTTCCAACCGCTGTATACCCGGATCCATTAAGAGTTATAAGACAATATAGATCGAATCTCGAACAAGGGTTTCAAATTAATAATATTAACTTTCTTAATAATATTGAAGATCAAAAATCTAATAACTTTAGTATAAACTACATTACTCCTCAAAGTAAGCTGACCGACTTAGTTAATACTAGTCAACTTAAAACAGTAAGGGATAATATTATAACAAGGTTAGAGTTTTACAAAGAAGCTACAGAAATAGATTCAGAGTTTTTATACGTATTTAAAGATCCAGACAATAATACTGTTAAGAATACACTTCCTGTTGGTTTAGAAAGAATTACAACAGGCGCGTATAGTAGTAATTACTTCTTCGAGATAGAGTTTGTTGATAATAGCTTCTTACGCATAAAGCATAATGATGGTACATATAACTATGTATTAAGGTGGGATGATATTAACAATGTTTTAGGGTTTTCGAGAATAGGTTCGACTAATCTCGCAACCGGTCGGGTATCTGCAGAAACTTCTGACTTATTCAGATATAACTATACAGTGGATGGAGGTAGATTATACTTATTTAAGCGTAATCCTGCTGATGGTGTAATATATATGCTTACTGGTGAAGGTGATGATATTACCATGAAGGCTATTGTCGGTAGGTCGCTTGATACTAATATACTAAATTCTATTTTTATTGAAGATACTTTTGAAGACTTAATTCAGGTACAAAATAATAACTTTATATCTTATAAGACCGGGTTTACAAATAATTTAACTATAGATCCCGTTAATAGTATATTTGATCAAGACGGTCAGTATATATTCCATATTGAGTATAACGATCAGCACTTACAAAGTGGTCAGGTAAAGTTTAATTTCTTTACCCTTGATACTAGTAGATCAGAGTATGGTTATATTAAAAGAGGTACTAGTATGACTGAAGCTCTAAACACCATACCTACTTTTAAGCAAAGAAACTATACAACCTTAGATACTGGTAATAGCGAAGAAGGTGGGCATGATAAAATGTCTTTAGTGTACAATTTTTACGATAAGGATATCTACATTCCTAACGACACAACAACAGCGTTTAATGCTGGGCCGTCACTTTATCCCTTTGAAAAGCTTAATATTAATGATACTTCGTTTGTTAAAAACGGTGCGTTTAGTGGACCCGGACCTGATATTGCAGATAAAATCTTTATTAAGCAGGACCAGCCTGAGCAATACAAAAACGGTAGATATTTATGCACGTGGCTTTCTGCCGGTGATGCTAATACTACTGGAGTCTGGGTTGATAGATACTATTACCCAGACGTGTTAGATAAGTATGAGTCTCTTGAGTTTAATGAAAAATACAGTAGCTCTTTTAATAATAATGTAGATTCTGATGTAACTGATTCCGATGCAGTACGTATAAAAATAGACGGATTTAAGTACTTTGACAAGAGAAGTGATGCAGTAATTACACCTAATTGTTTGGTTAGATATGAACGTATAGGTGCTAATAAAATAAGATCCGTGGTTAATTCATCTTCCCCGATACTATCAAGTTTTGATAGCTGCATAACCTCCAAATCGCTGAGAAATATAGATAAATCCGGTGAACCATATCTAGGTGGGATAACAGAAAACTTTTGTAAAGATATAAATAGCAGCTCTTTGTCGTTTGACGGGACATTTTACAGTAAGTTAAATGTTTATGAACAAATTAATGATGAGAAAGAGTTTACTATCTCTTTTGATGCATATATCGACCCTAAAGTAAGCTACGGTTTCGAGTTACTCGGTAATAATACAAACACTGGTTTTGGATTGTTTCAGGATATGACAGTAACACCGTTTCTACATGTAGCAGGAGGCTCGACGCTACAGATATATAATACAGATAGTGTACTTTTAAATCTTGTTAAGTTTGACGATCAGATTAAGGATGTATTTAAACGGTCCGCTTTGCAGGATTTTATAGTTACATGTACAAACAACAGAATTTATAGAGTTGACCTTAAGGGTAATAAGATTAAGTTAGAAATTGATAGTGGTATATTTAATTATATTAATCACTTTATGACGGAGACTGATATATATTTCTTACTAAAGGGTAATGTCGTAAAGAAATTAAATTTAAACACTCTTGAAATAACAGATGAAGTGTATCAGGAGTTTGAAGAGTATTCACAAGTATTTGGACCAGGTGAGTGGTATGAGAATCTTTTAGTATACAATAATATTGTATATCTACTTCCTGGTAATGATGATAGTCTAGTTTGGGAAGACGAGGACACAGTCTTTTACACAATTAAAGCTGGTGGAGCTGAACCTGGTTGGTATGTTATTAAACATAACTTAAAAACGTATCCGGAGAAGTTTATTAGATCAGATGCACCTATAACAGACAAGACTATAACCTTTAGTGATGATGTTAATAGTCTAGTATTAGCAATAGGTAATAAGCTATACCAATACAATACAGCAGGCTTACTAATCGATACAATCGACTACGATACACCGGGGTTATGGGAGGTTAACCTTGATGCTGATGATCAAGAGGAGGATTCATTAGTAGGTGGTAAGATACTAGCAGTAGATAACGTAAATGAGTATGTAACTGGTGGTGTAAACTCTAAGTCAATTACTATATTGTTTGCGGATAAAAATGGTATTTTATCTTTTAACGAACCTAAAGAGTTGGTAACGCAAATAAGTGATATAACAGAAGACAGTTTTATTAAAACACCAATAACAAATCATAACGTTATTAATCGCATATACGACAGCAAAACATTAGACTTTAGACTTACACTTAAAAATGAATATAATTCAGAGGATATTAGATCAGAGAGTATAGGCTACGATCTTAATAGAATAGATGTTGGTGTGCATACATTTACATTTTCGTTTAACAGTCTTAAGGGTAGAGCTACTTTGTTTGTTGACGGTTTGTTATATGAAGATAGAGTCTTTGATCCAGGTAAGTACAACTTGCATAATATATTTAGTGATGAGCTGTATGTTGGCTCTGCTGGATTCGTAAACGGTATAGATCTTTCAACTTACCTTAAACAACCAGGTTATTATTATGTTAAAGACCTTACTATTAGTAATATGTTCGTGTATAATAAGTCTGCAACTAACGAGTTAATATATGCCTTAAATCTATTAGGTGGCAATGTAGATGAGTTAGTGTTATCTCTTCCTCATGGTCAAAGAAACAACAAGGCAACAATAGAAAGATTCTATAAACTGGGCAGGCATAACTCATCTAAAAAGATAGATGTAGTTGTAAATAACTTTAACATCACAGACGCGGATATACAAAACCAAATAAAGCTTAACATCCTCGAAGATGCTAGTAATATATTACCTGTAGGTGTAGAAATTAATAATATTAAATTTAAGCAATAATGGACTACAAATCATATAAAAAAATGTATACAGATGGGGATATGTTCTCTCTATCTGGAGAGGATTTCGTTGGGTATGCACAATATAAAGACGGAGTGGTTACAGATTACGACAGTGGTTCAATTTTAGATTTTAAAAATACTTACCAAACCGACCTATTTACTTCTAGATTATTTAGAGACAGAAATATAAATGATAGCGATATTACATTACCCGCTAGTTATGAGCAATGCTCTTTTGGTTTAAATGAGACCCTTGACTATGATACGTTAAAATTTAAACTCGATAATATTAGAAAGAATAACACGTACGTGTTTAGTCAGTTGTTTATAGCATCGAACAATCTACCGGTAACTGTGGACGTTAAATATGCCGCTCTAACGGCTGCATATGATACAGAATTACTAATTGCTGATAATACAGGAGGAGCGGCCTCGGTTGAAAGTAATCCGGAATTCAGAGATAGTGACTTCTTTAAGAGTATCGGTCAAATAACCGAAACAACGTCACAGGTAAACTATGAAGATCCAGAGAAGTTTGCTCTCTTTGGTATTAATAGTACAGGTATTGTAGCTCTATCTTCTGATGGTATTAATATTGACATTGCATCTGTTGACTCAACTTACGAGCAAAGCTTGGAAAATATTTTACCGCTTGGTAACTTAGGTGGTGTTGCTTCAAATAAGACACATCTATTTGTTTCCGATACTACAAACAACCTAGTATTAAAATATGATATACGTGGGTATTTAAATAATGATAGCTCACTAGCTAACAGAATGTATATTAACGATGTTTTAGGTGGTAAAGGTAGTACTGATAGACAAACTAACTTTAACGCGCCTACTAAATTAGCAGCAAATGAAGACTATCTTGCTGTTTATGACAGTGGTAATAGTATTATTAAGCTTTATAGTAGTAACTTAGACTTTATTAAAACACTCTCTATCTTGCAGTTAAAAAGAGGTAAGGATCAAGAGCAGTTTCAGACTATGGGATTTGATCCGGATTTTAAGACTCTTTATGTGTTAACGAAGTCAAATAGTAATACTGTTGTTTTGTATAGAATCAATACAACTACAAGAGTGGTTGAAAGAGTTGAGCTTAGCGATTCTTTAAGTACTAATGAAGTTATCAAAAACATTTCATTTTCTGATTCGGATAGTAACTACTGGTTTTATAATACTAATAAAAAAATCTATAAAAAGTACAAGACTGTACCTAATAGCAAGGGTATAGGTAGTTTTGATGAGGGCGGCTTGTTTAGAATCGGAGATCCGGTGGATGAAGAGAACCGTTATAACAGAGTAGGGGTTAATTTCGATAGAGCAGGGTTTCTTTGGAATCTAATTTTATCAGACGATGACCTACTCTTAGGTGAGGATGAAAAAGACGTATTCACTAGTTTTAATATATTAAAAGGTGCAGATGGTAACGATAGATTCAACATACTTACCTCTAAAAGATTTTACTTTTTTGATGAGCCAACTTATAAAGGATATAAAAAGGTGATTAAGAATGATAATTATGATAATTATGGCGTTAATGGATTTTCTTTGAGTCCAGAAGAATATATACAAGTGCCTGTTATTAATAACGAGATATATAAAGTTGTTTTTGACTTATTATCCTTAAAAAATAATATTGTAGGTAGGTTCGCTGGTGATTATAAGGATGATGATATTATATTAAGTGATTATGATTATGTAAGTTTAGCAGATATTAAGGAGGACATAATAGAGAACTATTTTGTACACTTTAATGAGGAAAATATAGTAGGTGCAATTAATAGAGTTATACAAAACGTATTTAAAACGCAACTAATATTGACTAACTTTATAAAGGTACAACCTAAAAATACAACCCAAACCTCGAATTTCTATATCGAGGATCCGGCTTTTAAGTTAGATCCTGAGGTTGATGGTATACTAACACTTAGTATAGAAACAGTTGGTGATATTAAAAAGTCTGGTGAGAATATAAGATATAAGGCGGTTATAACTAACATAGGTATTACTGATGTTAATAGTGTCTCTTTCACGGAGGATTTACTGGGCGGTGTAATCGTTACGTATGATCCCTTAAATATATATGACGCAAGTCAGAATGTTACTCTACAACCAAATCAAGTAGCTGTTGTAGAGTATGAATACACAGTATCTACAGTTGACGCAGATAATGGATATGTTATTAATTACGGTACAGTTATTGCTGACGATAGGGAGGATGTTACGACTGAGCTCATATCACCGGTCCTTATTACTAATGATACCATACCTTCCTTAACTGTTCAGTTGGATGTAACATCTACAGGTCCTTATTATAAAGGTAGTATAATTGATTATAAATCTACAGTACGAAACAACGGTAGTGTACCTGTAAGCAATATCCTGCTTGTACCTAACCCAACGGCGTCCGCAACAGGCGCGCCACAAGATCTGTATACAACCGGTATATCTCTCGAACCCGGTGAAGCAGTTAGTACTACCTTTAGCTTTACTACTGAAAGTAGTAATGATGTAGATATGGTTTGTAATGTTACAGCAGGTGGTGGTGTAAGTGTTAGTTCTAGAACTGTTAATACTGCTGTTGTAGGTATTGACGACGGCGTAGATGTGGCGTTTATTGTAGATTACACCAACAGTATGGGTAGTCATATGAACAATATCAAGACGGCGCTGACTGATGCTGATAGTCACATTGATGGTTGGGTTAGTGCTGGTAATCAATACGACCTTGCACTTCTAACATCAGATCACGGTAATACGTCCAATCCCTTCCTTAACGCTAATGAGCAACAGTACTCAAACTCTTATTTTTCTCTAGGTGAGTATCAGTCTCTTTCTGGTACACAGAAAATAATAGAAGATTCTGGATATGATACTGGTAGTACAAATGAGCTTGGTAATATAACTATCGATCATAATGTATATTATTATCACACTTGCTGGAAGCCGTTTCAGCAACCAGGTATAGACTTTACAACAGCGGTAAATAAGCTAGGCA